AAAAAAGCCCCTCTTAATAGAAGGGCTTTCTTTATTTTGATAATCTCTTTTGCTTCATGGGCTGTTGTGGAGAAGTTCTGATAGCTTTATCATCCATAGACTTAGTCTTTGAAAAAGGTTTGTCCTTTCTAGGAATAGAGACCTTTGGAGCTTTCCTTGGTGCTCCTGATTTCTTTGCTTTACCAGAAGTCATTATTTACAACCGTATTTGCACTTAGCTATCTTAGCACCTTTCTTAGCTATAACACCACGTCCTTTAAGGATGTCTGCTTTAGTAACCTTTCCATCTTTATTAAGATCAGGAAATGATTTACCATTTTTAGCTTTGGTAACTTTACCACCATTCTTTTTTTCTCCTATTTTTTTATATTTATATTCACCTCCAAGAGCTTTTTTGACTTTAGAATAACCTCCAAGTGTAGAAATATTCAAAGCATCTTCGCCAGCATTTTTAACATCTCTTAATGTTATGTCTCCAATTCTTTGAGAAACAGTTTTAGGTTTTTTAGTAGTCTTAGCACCGCTTTGTGCTTTTTTCATTGTTGCCATAATATATTTATTGTTTAGTTGTTAACAGTTCCATTTACGAATGAGTTTTTATATACTCATTATATTCTTTTATATCTTCTTCTTTTTCACTATTTGCTAGCAGATATATTCTAGCAAATTCTAAAAGATCTGGATCATCTCTAAAATGTCCTAATCCTCTATTACAATGATTACATAACATTCCTCTCACAAAATTACCTTTATGACAATGATCTACAACTAACTTTTCTACTGAACCACATATAGTGCAACTTTCAGTTTTTAATAAATCAACTAAATCATTATCAGAAATCATATCTCTATAGAGACCTCTTCTAAATTCATTTCTATAAGTAGATCTACAAGGTTTACACCAACTATCTAATTGATCTAATGTTTTAGGATGTTTAGAGAAAAATTCAGAAGTTCTTGGTTTTTCTATATTGCATTTTGAACAAGTTTTATTTTCTGAAAATCCTTGTTCTAGTATTTTTTTGTTTTTGTATTGTTTTCCACAAGTTATGCTACAAAAAACAGCTCCAGAATTTTTAAGAGTTTTATTTATATCATATTTACCTCTTTCAAATTCTTTATTACAATGATAACAATTTGCTTTTATTTTAACTGATGCCATATTAACACTTCCATTTTTTTCTTGCTAGTCTTAATCTACTATTTGGATCTTTAGCTGCTTTAGGAAACATTTTCATTTGTCCTGCAGATCTTGCACAATAAGATTTTTTTCTAGGACCACCACCAGGTTGAGGAGGTTTTATATTCTGCCCTTGAGCTTTTAGAGAAGCTCTACCTTTAGCATTCAAACCACCTGAGGGACTTTGTCCTTCTTTACGAGTCCAAGCACCTGGTCTAGCTTTTTTAATTGCAGGCTTTTTAGTTGCAGGTTTAGTTGCCATTATTTCTTAGTGTTAGCTTTGATTTTCTTTTCTTGTTTCAACATAGCTGCTGTAGGTTTCTTACCAGAGCCTTTATTCTTACGGATGTTATCCCAAAGACCAGGTTTAGACATACTACCATCAGCACGTTTAATCATGCCTCCATACTTCAATGTACTTCCTTTAAAAGGCCCTTTAGGTTTAATAAGAGGACCATTAGGTACTTTTGTTATCTTAACCATGATTATTTCTTTTTAGATATTTTGCGTAATGTTTGAGCAAGAGCTTTACGTTTGGGAGTGCAAGTTGCTTTAGTTTGTGGAGTACAAAATCCCTTATGTTTAGGATTTATTGCTTTTTGAATCCACTTTTTATCAGTAGCCATGACTATTTCTTTTTAGACATACATGTTCCACATTTAGCTTTCATTTTTGTAGCACCAAGTTGTTTATCTTTGGTAAGAGAAGCTTTTCCCTTAGCACCAGCTAATGTTTTCTTTTGTACCTTTGTGTATGCTCCTTTAGGATCTACAGGACCAACTCTTTTGTTTGATGCTTTAAGTCCAGTTAGACTTCCACCATTTTTCATTTTCTTTTTCATAACTTTTCCACCATTTCTTTCAATATTTCCTTCAGAATTTCTTCCTTTTAATATTCTAGGAACACCTTCTAAATCTCTAGTTCTAACTGCAATATTTTCAACTGCTTTTGCTCTTTTTGCTTTATCAGAAGCATCTATTTTTTTATAAAAAGGAGTTTCTTCTTTAGAGATAGGAGTATTTGTGCTTGGTTGAGGACCATTAAAGGCTTTTCTATATGCTAAATCTCTTTCTTCATAAAGAGGATTGTGCATATCTTGTCTAACTTTACTTTTTATATCACCTATATGAGCTTCTTCCCCTGGTTTAAAGGACATACCAGATGCTGGGTTAAAATCCATACCATCTTGAGCTTTTTTAATAGGTTTTTTAACTGTAGATTTTTTAACTGTAGATTTTTTAATTGTAGATTTTTTAATTGTAGATTTTTTAATTGTTGCCATAGCGTTTAAATGTTATATTGGGTTTAACGATTATATCTTTGTGAGTGTATTGCCACATCTCACCTGTAGTGTTTATTATAATTGTATAGATAGTATCTGTTTCCGTTCCATAATCTGTAACAAGAAATATTACTCCCTCTCCCTTGGGTGTTGTAACATCTATTCTATTCTTTGGTTCGTATATTCTCATAGAGAAGAGCTTTTGTTTGAAATTAGCTGTTATTCGTCTCCCAACAGCCATGTTGTGTTATTCCATCACTTCAGCTTCTAGAGCTTCTGTAGGAGTGTCTGGCACTTCCTTAATCACATCTGCTTCAACACCAGCTTTCATAATCTTCTCAATTGTTTCATTAGCTTGAGACATTAATTGAAAACGTGCTCCATCTTCTGATGCTAAATAAGATCTTACCATATTAAGGAATAGACCAAATTCTTGTCCTGATAATTCAAATTTGTCTTCAGGAGTCCATGTGTAACGTGCATTAGGATTATACTCTGCCATAATGTAAAAATATTTAATTGGTTTATAATTGTAACAAATGTAGAAAGAATTTGTTACACTTCCAAATTTATTTCAAATGTTATTACTGAACTAGTTTTGATGCTCTTGCTCATATCCACTCTAATGTTAAACATGTTACAAAACTTTAATATCTCTTCTATAAGCATATTGTTATACTTAGGAAGACTTGCTGCTATTCTGAAAATTATTTTATTAGAAAGTTTAGTTATTTGAATACTGCATAACTCATCTATACCTTCAATACATCCTTTTAAGTGACTTAAAAATACTTCATCATTGTCTGAAACAATTTTATTGAATCCTTTTTTAATTAACTCACTCATTAGTTAATAATCTTAAATTTGTATTATTTTTAACTTTACCTATAAGTCTATTTCTTAAATTAAAATTAGTCATATTATTTGCTAATGCAGCATCTTTGATTGTATCAAATATTATATTTGTCTCTGTATCTATTACTTTTTTAGCTTTAGTAGGAGTTTTTCTAATTACATTCATTATGACAATGTTAATAAGAATTTAGTTTTAGCTGCTTCTCCAGATAAACTATCTGCAAGATTACATACATCGTGATAGGAATTCTTTTCACCATATGCTTTTAATGATGATGCAAAGCTCATAAGTTCAGAAACAACAGATGTAGCATTTGCTCCACCAAGAGGTTCTATTTTATAAGCTCCAGGTCTTTTACCTGTATATCCCATAAGTTTCTCAACCACACCATCTTTGAAATCCTGTACATATTCATACAACTTTCCAAGAGCTTTATGCTCTGCATAACTAGTTGTTTGCCAATGCAATAAATGCAATTGTTCTTGTATATGAGTAAGCTTTCCTGCAATAGTCTCTAATGTAAGACTAGAACCTTTATCTCCCATCATTTCTTCTGGGAATAGTGATTTTAGTGCCATAGTTTAAATGTTAAGGTGTTGGTGATGTTGTAGTTGTACTAGTGGTTGGATTACAACACTGATATGCTGTAATCTCTTGCCACTTACCCACCTTTGGTTTGTTTTTGCGCAATATAAGACTACCTGAGACTACACGTCCAGATCCATCAAATCTTACATAAGCTTTTAAAGGTCTACTGTTCATCCTATTTTTTTAATTAGTCAGCAATAACATCAAATGTTAATGTTCCTACAGGACATAGTGCAGTTTTTTGTGCACCACTCATTACTAGTTGGATAATGTTTCCACTAGGATTTGTAAATGTTCCTAATACATTAAATGTATTATTTAATATATTAACTAATGATTCAATAGTAGTAGAATCACTTGGTGTATACAAATAATTTATCTGTGTACCATTACAAAAAAGTCTTAATGTTACATCGCTAATTATTGGAGAAGAAGGTGTAAATGTTAATGTTACATCATTACAGCATTCATATGCTGGAACTTCTTTCCAATTTCCCACTTTAGGTTTTTGACGTCTAAGTACAGTACTTCCTGGTACAATTCTACCAGTTCCATCGAAGCGTGAATACGCTTTTAAGTCACGTTTGTTCATGATATTTAATAATTAAGGTTATATTTATTTTTTATGTTATTTAGTTCATTTGCATAGAACCATGTGCAATACTTCTGTGATTCTGTGTTATTTAATACATCATCTAAGTGTGGATCTTTTGTAGGGTCAGTTCCTTGATGATATTTTCCTTTGTAGAAACAAGGATATCCATTCATTGATACTCCTGTTATTCCTGCATTATGAAAGATTGTATGACTGTCTAGTTTAGATATAGGATCTGTTGCCCAGGTGAATGCTAGTTCAGGAACCACTTTTGTTTCTTGTTCTCTAAACCATAAGTTCCAAAGAACAGCCCACATATCTGCACACCATGATTGATATCCTGTATTCTCATCTTTAAAATATTCTCTATTCACTGTTTGTAAATAGGTTCTAATAAGAATGCAATCATTCATCACCTTACTCCAGAACTCACCATCTACATTCTTTAGTAGATATTGTGCTCCTCCTGAGTGTAGGTTGTTAGCTTCACATGTTGCTCTATCTATACCAATAACACTAGCTATTTCTCCAAGAACATCTCTTGTTTTGTATGCTTCTAGCTTCTCTGAGAGAACATCTCTTATTTTACTATCAAAATATGTAGCATTGATGTAGCTGTTTGTATCTGATAGGTAGTTAACATCATCATCTAAGAACTCATCTACATTGAAATCTTTAGTGAACAGAATATCTGAATCACAATAGAATATTGCTTTCTCACTTAGTTCTGGATTAGCTTTGAAATGTTTCCAAAGTACATATGGTCTTAGTACAGGGATATATATCCCTAGTAGTTGATTTAAATTGTCTTCATCATTGTAATAATGAAACTCTGATTCTGGATAGAGGTCTTCTATCTGTTTCCATTTGTCTCTATTCTCTCTTCCCTTAGGTGTGAATATCACTGATATAGCTTTATCACTATGTCCAATGTTTCTTAAGCTTTCAAGCCATAAATGAACTTGCCATGTATAATATACATCACTTGGGCAAGCTTGCACAAATTTTAAATCTTTCATATGTAGTTGGTTTATTATGTTTTAATTTTGCAATTAAGGGGCAGGAGTGGTAGTGGTAGTGGTAGTAGGATTGTTAGCTGCTGTCACTTTAATTAAAAGTTCCAACTGCTTAGATATTTGCCACAAAAGATTTGCTTCTGCTGATTGGCCGACTTGTTTAGCTGGTATTGCCATAATTGATTGTTTGTTTGGTAGTTACAAAAATATAAATAATTTATGTAAACATACATAATTGTTAATGAATTAAAATAATCAAAAAAGTTATCTACCTTGCCCAGAATAACTTTTTTTGTAATTCTTGGAAGATTTAAGTTTTGATGTTTTGTTTTTAGAATGAATGCCTGGTCTACTCACTTTAACCTTCACTCTCTTCTGTACTGTATTGGTTTGTTTTGCCATGGTTTATATAGTTTTTAATTGGAAGTGCATTCCATCTTTTCTTGTCCAGATTCCTCCCCAATCAAATCCTGCTAATGTAAAACAATTAACAAACTCTTTACTTAGTTGTGGTTCTTTGTTTAAACCATTCCATGCAGCGTTTACATCAATGGCTATTCCCCATGAATGTAAAGACATTGATGCAAGTCCTCTTTTCTTACGAATGTTGAAACACCCATCCCAAGTTTTTAATTCCTTAACACATCCTGTAGATATGAGATTTTTAAAAGCTTTGGTTAGTGGTAGGATCATATCTTTGTTACAATATAATCTCTTAGGTAGAACGCCTATTTCTAATTCTTTTGGTACATCCCATAATGTCATACCAGATTCTTTAGTTGGGTCTCCGTATTTCTTTAAAGCTTGTGCACTTGTTACCATTAGTCTATTTCTGTATTTGATTTTTTATTTGCCACCATAGTTGAATATGTGGTGAGTGATAGTAGAGCAGCTATAAGAGCAGCCTCTAGTCCTAGTAACATAGCTACATCAGAATATGATTTACCTATTTCCCAGTTATGTATTGTATATGATATGTTGCGTATTAAATCAATAGAAAAAGCCAACGATAAGATTTTGCGTATAGATATCTTACTGTTGGTCCCTAACCATAATGGTTCTATGTATTTAAATAGTCTTATCACTTACCTAATTTTATTTTCCAATAGCTTTGTAAGCCATATTGTACTTTTCCATCTGTATTCATTCCTGTATACACTCCATAGATTTGATCTTTCTTAGTCTTGAGCAGTAGGCCTGCACTAAACTGATTAACTATGTTGTATTGATTTCCTTGCAATCCTCCACCTATATATACTTGTGTTTTAGGAGGTGCTTGAAGAGTGATTGTCTTAGTAATTACAGGATACTTTAAGTCATACTTAAATCTTCTTCCTTGTATCCTGTTTTTTGAAATCGTATCTAAAACATTTACATATCCAATAGAATCTATTTTCAATGTATCTGAGTATACATTCTTTGCTGTACACAGATCAACTAAGCTTTTGTATTGTATAACAAGTTTTGAATAAGATGTATCTGGTACATATTGTATCTCAGGAACTCCTTTAATAACTGTAATTATCTTAGGTTTAGAATATATAATACTATCATGTTTCACCCATACAGTGTCTATTTTGACAGTTGGTGGTACAGGCTTAATGGGTTCACCAGATGTACATCTCTGTAACAGTATTACAAGAAGTAAGACACCTATGATTAAGTATAAGTAGTTCTTTTTTATAAACATCATATTCTTGTTATATTGTAATAAATACTTGCTACATATTGTAACACAACACCCATGGCTACCATTACACCTACTGTCCATAACACCTTGTTTTTAAAAGTTTCTTGTTTTTCCAGTTTAGCTTCTAGTGTTTTTATTTTAGCTTTAAGCTCTGTTATATCAGCAACAAATCCTCCTGCTTTAGTTAATGCGTTTCCTAATATAGCGTCCACAACTTGTGTCAATTTCGTATCTATTGAAGTCATTTTCTCCTCTAGATCATATAGGCGTTGGTCCATGCTTTTTAATTCTTTTTCTATTTGTTTTTCAATTAATTTTTCCATAATGGTAAGGTGGGATTGTTATAACATATATACAATTTGAAAAGTTAATTGTATGCAAATAATAATTATGATATTTTATAACAAATATAAATCATATATTCCATATAATAAAATGGTCTGATGAGATTTCCTTCATAATATAGCATAAGCTAAATATATTTTTATATCTTTGTTTTTAAAAATCAAACCTATGTCCGATAGTTATACGTATGAACATATAAAAGCAGATAAAATGTATGTTTTATATGCAAACGCATCTTATTACAGCACTGTATGTATGGCTGTAGAGAGCATTCAACAGTTTAGCAATATACCAATCACAGTGTATATGCTAGATGATCACAGAGAGGTTCCTGGAGCTAACACTGTCTATTGGGAATGTGATGTTGACTATTCAGTCAAAGCTGATTATATAGACAGAAACAATCCTAATGTATACAAGTTATTAATTCAAAGACCTCTTGTAGTTAAGCATGCTCTTGAGAACTTTGCTGATACAATATGTTATGTAGATTCTGATTCAATTGCTACACAATACATAGATAGTATATTTGATATGTATAACACTGAATGTGGACATCCATATTTTGTAGAAGGTATATATGACTATCTACATATTAATGGAAGAGGAGGAGCTGATAGCAAAGATGATCTCTCTACAACACTAGAACATCCAGCATGTGACTTATTCAATGTAAATCAATATGTAAGAGAAAGATATAGACAAACTGGTTACTTTGTAGCTGGTAAGAACACTATATCATTTCTAGATGAGTGGTATTGGATGTGCACGCATCCTATTGTTCTTAATAATCCACAAATCTATGCTCCCTATCACGAAGAAACAATAGTAAATGTGCTATTGTGGAAATATAATATACATCAAGGTCTTCCTTATATATACACTAACACTGGTCTTGATAAGCTAGATAGGATATACAATGAAGATAACTGGGGCAAACATGTTGAGAGTTGGTTCAGGTTACCAGAGTGTAAAGAACAATTACTATTCCTACATGGAGAGAAAGATCCAGTTCAAATGTCTAAAATAATGTCTAAAATATTTAAACCAATGTCTAAACTAAAAATCCTATTCCTTGCTCCTCACCTATCTACAGGTGGTATGCCAGCATTCCTTCTTAAGAGAATACAAGCGTTGCAAACTCTGCCAAATGTATCAATTCAAGTGGTAGAATATCAATGTTACAGCAAAGATTATGTTGTACAGAGAGATGAAATTATAAAGCTTACAGGCTTATATACATTAAATGAAGATAAGATGAGAATCTTCAAGGCTGTAGATGAGTTTAAACCAGACATTATACACATAGATGAGATGTCTGAAAGACTAGATCCTAAAATGGTAAGAAGACTTTACTCTCCTGATAGGAAATATAGGATAGTTGAGACTTGCCATGATGTTTCTTTTAATCCTGCTAATAAGATATTTACACCTGATGCATACGCTTTCTGCACTCCTTATCACTTAGATACATTTGCTAATGTAGAAGGATATTATAAAGAAGTGATTGAGTTTCCTATTGATAACTATAGAGTTTCAGAAGATGATTGTTATGAAGCTAAGATAGCTCTTGGTATGAATCTTAAAATGAAACATGTTGTAAATGTTGGTTTATGGACTCCTGGAAAGAACCAAGGTGAGATGCTTGAATTAGCTAAACAAATGCCAGATGTAGGATTTCATTTTATAGGTAATCAAGCTGGTAACTTTCAAGACTATTGGGAACCACTTATGAATGATGTTCCAGATAATGTAAAGATATGGGGAGAACGAGATGATGCTAAATATTTTATAATGGCTGCTGATATAGTTATGTTTAACTCTACATGGGAATGTAATCCATTAGTATTAAGAGAAGCTATTAGTTTTGGTAAAAAAATTATTGCTAGAGATCTTCCTCAATATAAAAATATGTTTACTAGATATATTACAACTCTAGATCCTAAAAAACTAAAACGTCAAGTAGAAGATATGTTAACAGATCATACAAATTATCATATACTAACTAATAATACAACTGATGATTTTGCTAAAGATCACATGTCATTATATGAGAAAGCAATGTCCGTTATTCCAAACAAAAAGCCTGTAAATGATTATAATATCATACAAAATTTTGTTGGACAACCATTCCTTGAAATAACAGGAACCAGTGATAGTACATTTGATGTAGAGTTTCATGATGTAGAAACACAAAAGTTAGTTCATTATGATACAATAAAGTGCAATCATTGGATAAAACTTAACAGAGAATACTTTACTACATGGCAAACTATAGTGTACAAGGATGGTGTGGAAGTGTACAATAAGATAATAGATTTGACAGACAAGAGAGTGTACATTGCTTTTGATAGTTTTTCATTAGGAGATACATTAGCTTGGATACCGTACGCTCTTGAGTTTAAAAAGAAACACAATTGCCATGTGATTGTGTCAAGTTTTTGGAACAATATACTTGACACTTATACAGAGCTTGAGTTTGTGGAACCAGGATATGTATTTAACAATCTGTATGCAATGTATAAGTTAGGTTGGTTCTATAATGATAATAAAGAACCTGTTCTTCCTAATACAATTCCTTTACAAAAGACAGCTACAAACATTCTAGGTCTTGATTATATAGAAATCAAACCTAGTGTACATAACTCAGGACTTAAAGTAAATCATAAACTAGTTACAATAGCTACAAATAGTACATCAGGCTGTAAGTTCTGGCCCAGAGAAGCTTGGCAAGAAGTAATTAACTATCTACATGATCAAGAGTATACAGTGAAGAATGTATCACTAGAAAACAATCCATTTGACAACTGTGATCCATTACTTGATAAATCAGTTGAGAGTACGATAAAATGGATAGCACAAAGTGAATTCTTTATAGGTTTAAGTTCAGGTCTCAGTTGGTTGGCCTGGGGATTAGATGTACCAGTGATAATGATCAGTAATTTCACTGATAAAGATCATGAGTTTACATGTCATAGACCAATCAATACAAATGTATGCCATGGATGTTGGAATAAACCAGAATATAAGTTTGATAAATCAAATTGGAACTGGTGTCCATTGCATGAAGGCACAGAGAGACAGTTTGAATGTCAGAATAGTGTGACACCAAACATGGTAATAGAAATAATAAAAACCCTCGTATAGAGGGTTTATATTTGATTACTTAAATGAAAGAATAAATATTGTTGTTACAATAACATATATCCAAAATAATATCCAATTTTTATCTTGATTTGTCATAATTTAAAATTTAAAGGCAGCTTTGTTCTCTCCAACCAGCTAATTCCCATAGCAGCTGCCTTTATAATAATATTGTTCCTATAATTGCTCCTAGCATTGTAAATGCTATATCATTCCAATCAAAAGGTGCTTCGTGGTATTTTCCATTGTACCATTCCCATGTAAATCCTATAAAATAAGCAAATAACCCAGCAATAAATACTTGAGCAATTTTACCTATATCAAAGGAAGGATCAAATTTAATCAACAACCAAATAATTGGTGTTACTGTAATAGCCCCACCTATTAGATGCATGTACCATCTTTCTTCTATAAATTTATTCATATTTGTGATTGATTAATAATTGGTGATGTACTTATATATTCTTGATCTAACTCAAGCACTCTGTCAATTAAACCTTGTTCTGTTTCAAAATATTCAAGGAACGGTTGTCCTGTTGTTACAGTTTGACCTTCTTGAATACTACCATAATGAAATACATCTATCTCGTTATGTGCTAAATAAAAATTGTTCATATTATTTGTTTTTAAATTCCTCCTCCGTCAACTATTGTCCATCCACGACTTACTAAAATCGATCTGCCTGCACTACCACCTGCTATTGTATAATTTGCAGTACCAAAAGAAATACTTAAATTTGAATTTGATGGTCTACTACTCCAACCATTATAAATAGCATCTAAATTAGCTGCTGAAAATGTTGCAGGTGTTTTTGTTGACATAAAACTTCCAAAATTAGTACATATACTTACGTTCCAATTTCCTATGTTTTGGTCGAAAGCAGCGGCGTTACTAAACATACCATTCATACTCGTTACTTTACTAACATCCCACGACCCGATAGATTGGTTAAAGGACGCAGCGTTTGAGAATGTTGCTTGCATAAATGTCACGTTACTCACGTTCCAATTACTAATATCTCTGTTAAATAATACTGCATCTGCAAATAATCCTCCCATATTCGATACAGTACTCACGTTCCAATTACCAATATCTTCATTAAGCACGGAACACCCATTGAATGTTGTTGAAAGACTAAATATTTTACTAACATCCCAATTATTAAGTAAATTAATTTTTAATTTACTACAATATTGAAATGTTTGGACAAGTTGAGTTATATAATTTAATCTTGGTGTATCTTTAACATTTGATAAATCTAAAATACTACAACCCGCAAATTGTTGCCCATTGGCATCGCTAATTAATTCCAAACACCCAAATCTTTCTATTGTCAATATTTTAGTTTGTTCAAGCGTTAATCCGAAATACGACCATCCACGGCATACTCCAGTTATTTTTATGGTATAGTTTCTTAACGCAGTCGGGTAAGTATGTGTTCTTGCAACAGTTTCGCCTGAGTATATTTGACCGTAGGTTCTTACAAAATCTTTAATACCATCACCCCAATCAACCCAGAAATTATAAGTTCCAGTTGACATAAGTGGAAGAACAATAGTTTTTGTTGAAGTTGTTTTAATAGTAAAGATAAATGTATTTACTTCACTTATTTGTTGATGTTGTCCCATAAGTCCTCCACATAACCCATTTAATGAATTATCATATACACCATTTACTAAACCATTTTCAATACCAGTCATATATAGTTATTATTTTATGCTTGATAATCAGCACCATGAGCAGTAACCCAAGCAGATCCTGCTGCTATATTGATAATAGTAGTTAGTTTTAATTTATCACCACCTTGAAGAGGAATATATCTTTTACCAGTATTATCTAATGGTAATCCTAATATATTTACACCATCAAGATAATCAACATTAAATTTTACTGCCAATGTATTACCTGATGATAAAGGAATACTAACTAATCCCAATGGAATAACTGTTGATCCTCTTAATATATATACATATGTATTTACAATTACTGTTGAGCTTGTAACTGCTGTAAGTGAATATATTCTACCACCTAAACTACCTGCAGTATATACTACTACACCATTTGTATCAGAACCTAAAGTTCCAATTGTTGTTCCAGTTATTACCGCAACACCACTATTTGGTACGTTTGCTAATACTGGTATTTGTCCATTCGTCAATGCCATAATTTATTTATTTTTAATAATTATATAATGTTCTAAAACTTACCATAAGTAAATAATCTGAGTTTCCATCATTGTTTCCTGCTGTTCCACTAGTACCTGAAGATCCATTACTTCCATTTGTTCCAGAACTACCATTACTTCCACTTGAACCATTACTACCAGAAGTTCCTGAAGATCCACTAGTACCAGATGAACTATTAACTACACCTAATGTTGTTTGAGCAAAAGAATAATAAGTTGTTCCTTCAGTAACAAAGGTAATTGTATGTGATTGGTTTGATGTATTAGTTGCTCTAACTTTAACTAATATTCTATCTGTTGTATTTATTGAAAATCCTGCCTGAAATCCATCAGATAATATCATTGATGGATTTGGTGAATTTGATGTTACAGGTGATGGGTCAGTTGAAAATAATAAAGTTTCAACTCCTCCTGTTGTTCTTTTATAAACTTCACAGAATATATCAAAACTTGCATTATTATTTTGTTTATATGCGTGTAAGTAGAATGACCATACACCTAATGGTATTACTGAAACATTCGGATAAGTTGAAGGTGTTAAATATGATTGAATAGTTGATGTTACACCATTTGCAATAGTAGCAGTTATAGTTTGTTGAATTTCACTTGTTGGTATAGGTGAAAATTCTTTATATGGTGTTTGATTGATAGATTCATTAAAATAATAAACCTGTCCTGATGATATACCATTTACACCACTAGTACCACTTGTTCCAGACGTAGCACTAGTTCCTGACGTTCCACTAGTTCCAGAAGAACCATCATTGCCTGAAGTACCGCTTGTTCCTGAACTACCACTAGTACCAGAAGTTCCTGTAGTGCCCGATGTGCCTGAACTTCCATCACTACCACTAGTTCCTGTTGTGCCTGATGTACCAGAAGTTCCATTACTACCATTTAAACCAGTGTTACCACTTGTTCCGCTAGTACCTGATGTACCTGTAGTACCACTTGTTCCATTTATACCATTGGCTCCATTTGTTCCACTAGTCCCAGATGTACCACTGCTACCACCCAATCCATTATTTCCTGATGTACCACTTGTACCAGCAGTACCAGACGTACTACTACTTCCACTACTACCACTAGTTCCACTAGTTCCGTTAACACCTGATGAACCACTGCTTCCAGAAGTTCCTCTTGTTCCTGATGTTCCTGAGGTACCTGTTGTGCCAGAAGATCCAGAGCTTCCTGAAGATCCATCACCACCTGTTGAACCATCAAGGTTTATATCCCAATAGTCAAATGTTCCTGATCCAATAACTTGTGTAGGAGACTCAAAGTTTAATATGCCTGTTAAAGGATCATAATTAATAACAATACATTCTTGATAGTTATATGCATTGTGTGATATAACAATAGATTGTCCAGGAGTGTATGATAAGAATGTATCAACATTTAATGATCCTCCTTGTCCTAATGTAAATTCATCAGTACTAGTTGTTCTATATCTATCTCCATTTTGACCACTTGTACCTGCTGTACCACTGGTCCCACTAGTGCCACTTGTACCAGATGTTCCACTAACATTACATAGTTTTTGATTTAACTTAACTATGACAGTCTCAAGGGTATCATTAGTATTGATTCCTGAACATACTAAACTAGCTCCTTCGTAGAATACGCAGGTAGAATTTAGTATAACAGGACATGGTATAGCTTCACAAAATTGATTCATAGGTATGTTGTATAATGTGTAAAAATAATGTTTATAAACTTAACGTCAAAGTGTTATAGAAAATAGATGGTATAATATAGCGTTCCTACCTAATACCAAATTTTGATTGCATTCTGATGTCAAGATCTTTTGCAAGCTCTGGTGAAAATAAAGGTAGCAGAGCTGACATTTGATTAGTCACCTTGAAAGATTTCATCCAGTATTTAATCACTTTATTCTTTTCTTCTAGTTTTTCATCTCCTGTTGCAATTGCATAATTTTCAACTAAGAAACTACTTAATGCCTTTCTATAATTAGTTAACAATTGTACTGATGGAAATACTCCTCCTGATACTAATGTACCAATACTAGTTGGATCATAGAAATATCCAATCTCATCTCTAAGTTTATCAATTGCTTTTAATGCAAACTTGTGTTGATTTCTTACTGCTGGGTCCTCATCATCATCAGGTGCAAGTGCTTTCACTCCTAGATATAATGCAAACAATCCTGCATAGAATAAGAAATCTACAATTTGATTTTTTAAATTCTGTTTAACAAGATCAGTGAACTCAGCCTCTGTCATTTGAAACTCTTTATTAGTATCAGTTTCATAATCAGCTTTCTTTTTTTCATAGAGTTCTCTAACAAATGCCATCCCCTTATCATTTCCTTGTAATGTATTAATGATGTTTCCTACAGATCCCATTAGATCTTCAGATATCATTCTAACAAACATTCTAGTTCTTCCCCATTCATATGCATCAGAAGCAGAATTATATTTAACATTACCCATACGTACATCTACAAGTCTAGGAATCCAGTTCTTGAACACCATGAATGATTTACCATATACATTTAAGTTGATTAAACGTTTGTTCTCTTCTGTTAAGTTTCCTAATGCATCACTAGTGAACTGTTGCACCTTTCTTCTAAGTTCTATTACAGAATCAGACTTTCTTTCTACACCAGGAATTACAAACTCACCCTCAACAACTTTTCCTAATTGTAAAACACCTTTCTCTTCATTAAGAGCTTTTACATCTTCTTCAAACTTTGTAGCTCTAGCATCTCTTTCACTTTGTGTTCCTGCATAGAAGTCTCTATATTCATCAGTTGATTTTAAATACTCTCTAGTATTAATCACTTGAGCATCTAATACAATTGAATTCTTTATAAAGCTAAAGAAGTTAGTAGTCTGTACAGACTCCTCACCACTTCTCATCATAACCATAAGAAAATCTTGAACAGCCTCATCATTTAACTTATTTAGAGAAAGTTTTGTAGCAGCCTGTCTATTATAATTATCAGTGAATGGAATGAAATAATCTAAAGCAGCTAATGCTTTTTGTTTATCTTGTCCACCCATTTTATTTCCTAATAACCACATCTCTGTAGTTACAAAATCTGTCTTAGTAAAATACTTACCTGAGTTTATAAATGATTGTGTCTTACCACCAAATAAATTTGACAAAGAAGATAGAGGGTTCAATCCTAATGTCATCACTTGGAATGAATTATTTAATTGTGTAACTACTTTGTTTACAGAAACTTGTCTTCCTTCTAAGTTTTCAGGAAGTATTTTCATCCCTAACTTTTTATTAACTCTTTCACCTAACTTACCAAATGTTCCTAGCACTTGATCAAATGTATCACTTTGTATATATTGTTGTTGATAGATAATAGCTTTTACCATATCCTCAACTAGTTTAGTGTTCTCTGTGTTATCTGGATTATATTGTAGTACACCATCTTTATATTCAGTTTTACCAAAATAAGATGTTGCAATAGCTTTTTTATTTCTTTCCAATCTAACAAGAGCTCTACCCTGTGCTTCTATATCTGTTAAATATTTAAACTTAATAGCAAACTCATTGTACATTGCCATAGTTTTAAATAAATCTGTAGATACTTCTCCATTTATCTTACCTGTTAAGTATCTAGGTATAGTGTCAATTGGTTTACCTGTATTAGGGTCAATCGCTCCATATCCTGTGTCTCCTTCATCAACAGATATGTTTCTTAAGAACTGTTCTCCTATTGTAACATTCCCACCAAATATAAGTTTTTCTGTAAAACTTTTTCTAACCCATGGAAGAAACGTTCTAGCATCAGCTGCATTTATATATCCTATACTTTGGTAATATTGATTTCTTTCTTTAATATAATCATAGAACTCTTTAGCTGGAGCATTCTCTGGTTTATTTAATTCTTTCCAGTTAGCAGATTCCCAAGTTTCTCTTTTAGGAAACTTCTTTATATCATTTTCAAGTAACCATCCTACAGATTTATCTGATAGAATATTATAAAGATCACTCACTTTAGATTTCTCTCTAGCTATATCTTTATTAATTTGTTCTTCGCTACCTACTCTGTACGCAGCCTTATCATCAATTCTTTGATACTCTTCCTCTCTTTTTTCTTCAAGATATTTTCTATATGCTTCTACATCTACATTATCTTTGATCCAACTAATGTCTTTATCTTTAATCTTTTCTTTTAATGTAGAATAGAACTTAGGATCGAACTCATCGATTAATTCATTAGACTCTTTCTTCTTAAGTAAATCAAATTGATTTTTAACACTAAGTCCTTTGGCTGATGCCCACTTTTCAAAAGAACTCTTTATATCAGTTAGTCTTTTAACTTCTGTTTGAACATCCATTCCAGCTAAAGCATATGCTTTATTAGATTTTTTAAATAGCACATCTAATGCTTTCAATTGAATTGTAGCAGTGTTGCCAAACCATTTAGTTAGTCCTTTTACTATCTTCTCAGCTGTAGCAGATCCACCAACTATATTTTCAATATATTCTATATCAACATCTTTTAATTGATCCTTGTACTCTCTAGCATTATCAACTGTATCTCTAAGTTCTTCTTTTAACTTCTTATCTTCTTCAGATAATTCACCTTGAAATAAGAATTTTAATTCTGTATCTAGATTTATATAAGAATCTAAAGCTTGCTGTATAACTTCTAATGTATTTGAGAATTCACTAATTTCAGGCTCAGTAAATTTAGATTTATCCTGACCCTTGAATTTAGTATTATATATATCTATAGTAGCTTCAATTTGTTTGTTTAATATTTTTGCTTGATATAACAATGGAGCAATGTTTTGTTTCATTTGCAATTGTCTAATAGCAGAAAACAAAGCATTCAATTGCTCAGCTTTATTTATTTTTTCTGAAGGAAGAGCTTTCTCTGCAGAAAGTTTTTTATAGATACCATTTAGTTTTTCTAATAAGCCATCAATCTTTTTGTTTCCAGTTTTTTCAGCTTCAAGACCTACAGGAATTAAATAATCCTCTTGTATATTTTTAACATTTACATCACCAATCTTAATACTTAGCAATTGAGGCATTGCTCCTGTTTTTCTATTAGCCTCTGAGTAAACAGCTTTGATAGGAATCATCCTTGTTTGTTCAAAGTTTTCATTCTTAACATTGTATACACGACTAATCATGTATTTATATTGTTCCATCTGAATGTTCCATGCATTGATTTTATACCAAGGGATGTCTTCATACTTATTTGTATTAAGATCCATGAACTTCCAGTCAAGAATGTTCACCTTTCCTTCTGGTGTAATAGCTAAGAAATCCACAGTACCAGCAAGATCTCTTTTAGCATCATACAATGTAGCTTCAGACATGAATATAGTTCCTTTAGGGAATGTAGCAAGTCTATCTTGAAGATTCTTCTTCAATATATCATACATAGTCCTATCATTAGGATTTAATTGAGAAACATATCCATCATCATTTAATATTTCATCTCTTAATTTTCCATTCTCATCAACAAATATTTCAAACGCATGTTCAAGATCAGCATGTCCTGCTGTACCTTTAGTTGCTTTAAGATCATTTACTGTATTAGTGAACTCATCATTAGTTAACGATCCTTCTCCAAGTCTTCTTTTATACCACTTAGCTACAATATCAGACACTCTCTCACCAATCTTTTTACCATCTATAGAATAACCATCATCTTCTTTCTTTATCTTACTAGCTATTTCTTTTATTGAATTATAAATTTGTTCTTGTTTAGTTTGTTCTGTCTTTTGTAAGTATACACCTCCATCTACTATATCTTCAGCTGTACCAATACTCTTGCCAGAAAGTATATCCATAGAAGCTTTATCAAATCCACTTGTAGTGAATAAGTTTGTCAAGTAGTCAACTATTTTAGACCACCAAGTTTCAACTTTAGCTATTTTCTCTGGATGCTCACTGATGCCCTCAGATTGATTAATTATCACTTCAGCTAACACTTTACCAATAGCTTCTTTCTTTAACTTACGGATGTCTGGTTTGCCTTCTGGAGTTTGATATTTAGGATCATCTGAGTAATCTCTCAACACTTCATTATAAATAGTGTAATCAGTAATTTCTTTAAGAAATTGATTAAATAGTTTAGGATTTTTCTGTTCAATTATCTCAATAGCAAAGTGCATAGCTTCTTCAGGAAGAGCTTGTGCTTCTTTACCCTCTACCACTTGTATAAGCTTTTGCATCATAAATGCAGCACCATTAGCATCTTGTCTTACACCATCAATAACAATGTCTTTTACATTCTTTATATCTACACCAATACGTTTAATGAAATCTTTTAATGCAGCAATAGTTTTTGAAGAAGCAGATGTTGGTATAGGTCCTTCTTTCTTTTGTAACATTATAGGTTGTTGTTCTCTCTCAGGAACAATGTTTATTTCATTCCATGTATTACCATACTCATCAGTAACTTGTTTTACATTCTCTTTACCATATTGTTTGTTAAGAACATTCTTTACAGTGTTTTCATAGAAGTTTTCAATAGGTTTAAGTTTTCCTATACCATTATCTTTATAATTTTTAATTTTAGCTTCTACTTGATTTATTTTTGTATCAGTTGAAACTATACTTCCTTCTACATTTGTAATTTCTCTTTCTAAAGAATCTTTTGTAAGATTATATTCATAAAGTTCTTCTTCTTTTAATTTTCTAAAAGACTCTAATTTAGCAAGGGCTGTTTTTTCTATTTCTAAATCAGATTTAAAATTTTCTAAATCTTGATTCATTGTTTGTAATTGATTAGCTAATGTTTCATGACCTTCTACTTTAGCAGCAGTTTCTCCAGAAGGAAATAACACTTTCTCATATCCTTTCTTAGCACTGTCTTGTATAATAGATTTAACAAAGAATGTTACCCAGTTAGATCCTTGGTTTAATAGTTGTAAGAATTGATTTTTTGATTGAGGAATATTTTGTTTTTCATATTCTTTTTTAGCAATTTCCATTTCTTTATTAGAAATTCTCATGCCATTTTTATAATACACAGTAGTTGGTTCGGTTTGATTTTCTTCTTCATAATATATATCTTCTACAACTGCATCATACGCATAATCATTTAGTTCAAAACTATATTCTTCATTTTCAAACAGAGCTGCTGTAATAACACTATTAGTAGGAATACCAGTTAAATTTTTTCTATCTCTACCTTTCTGAAAAAGATCAGATTGTACTTCTAGTATTCTACGAGTTTTAGTTGCTTTATTTGTAGGTACTATTATTTTACCATTAACTTTTTTAGCTGTCCATAAATCTATATCATCTTCAACATTTTCAGGAGAAGTTACTACTGCTTGTTCATCACTTCTAAACCAACCTATACCTTGGTCTGTAGCAAACTGAGCATGTCCTTTTATACTTGGTGTAATAGCTGGTGTAGCTATTTCATTCTCTGTATAATTAGTTCCTCCTGGAACTGTTAGGTTAGAATAATAATCAGCATTTTTATCTAAAAAAGTTTTACTATCTTTTATCCATTGATCATAAGCTTCTTTAGTAATTTCATTACTTTCTCCAACATCAGGATCAGACATATAATATTTTCCATCTCTTTTAAAAGCACTAACTCCTCCACTTTCTTCATAAGAAGTTAATGTGTCTTTAGTTTTAGCAGTGTTAATCTCAATAGCAAAACTATAATTAGCAAGAAGAGAAGAAATAAGTTCTCCTCTATCTTGTGTATTAAATGACTTGAGAATTTCTAACTGATCTTTAGGAACACCAAGATCAGCTTGCATTTTCTTCCAGAAGAAATCACCAGAGATTTTGTTTTTAGCTACAGCACCAAAGAACTGATCAGCTTTAGGAGATTGTAAAATATTTGTAGCTTTTAAACCAGTCTTTACAATTTCTATTTTACTTTCTGATTCAGGAACACGAGTGTTATATTTATCCCATAGGTAATAAGCTACATCTTCTCCTCTAGATGCTACTAGTAATTTCCATTCTTCTAAATTCTTATTTGGACAATTTGCCATAACTTAACATATTGATTTTAAAATTTTACCTATTTCTTTTGGATTATATCCTAATGCTTCTAGCATATTACTATTGATATCAGACTTGTTATATTCTTTACCATCTTTCAATGTTATTGTATTATCATCTTCTGTCTGTAAAGATACATCTTCTTTTGTTAATCCAGCACCATAATAATTAATAATATCAGCATTAGGGATCTCTAAACTAATTTTCATTGAACCATTGTCAATTGCTGATGGTTTGAAATATTCATAGTTCTCTGTAGCTCTATCACCATCTCCATATAGATTGATAAGTTTATATACATGATGACCTATTATTTTATTTTTAATTTTATTGTATACAATCAATGGTTGACCAAAATCATTTTTAACTTTTGCATATCCAAAATAATCTTTTAATGAATAATCACCTTTGGCTTTTCGTCTAGCATAATCAGCTGAGTTAACTTCTCTACCATTAACCATATCTATACCACCTACAACTCTTGGAATTTTAACATAATCATGTTTTAAATCCATAAAGTTATATTTCTCACTAAGAAAAAGAATTTTTCTATCCTCAGATTTTATACCAAGACCTTCTGCTGCTGGAAATGAATAAGAAAAGTATTTATATAAATCTCCTTCTGGTGTATGTATAGGTTCTTCTGTAAATGATTGAAAGAATTTAATATTTTCTATAACAGGAAAAACATCAGAATTTCTAAAATTGTTTCTTTGATACCATCCTTCAGTAAACTTGTCAAGATTTTGATTAGCTACAAGTCCAGAAATAATTGGTTCAACTATAGCACTATAATCTTCTATAGGAATAATCTCTCTAATAGATAATGGAGAAGCATAAGTTCCTTGTAATATAGATAGTTCTACAATATCTTTATATAATTGATTTGTTGCAGGAGTATCTCTAAGTTCTCTCATCATTCCTGTATACATATTCTTATCCATAGCATTCTCAGGTCTCGTTTTTAATCTAATAGTTTTTACACCATCAGGTCTTTCTCCTGTATCAGCCTGTAATTCTTTAAGAATTTGTAAACTTGGATTAGTCTTTTTAGCTATCTCCATTCTAACTGCTACAGAAGTGTTGTCATCTATAAGCAATTCTTTTATTCTATCACTATATTTAGTATCATTCTGTACAACATAGTCAATAAATGCAGCTTTAATTTCTACTGCTATCTTTTCAAACTTATCATTAGCTAAATACTCATTATCACCAAAACTTTTAAGAACAGTGTTAGTTATTTCTTTAAACTCAAGTTGATCAAGTTTAAGAACAGCTCCCATTGCTTCAGTAGATTTATCTAAGAATTTAGATTGTGGGCCAATGAATGTAGAGTTCAATATATTATCAACAGAACTTATTATATTTGTATCTAATGCAGTTTGTGTTCTCCATTGTTTCTTAGAAAGTGTTTCAGCACTTCTTAGCTTAGTGGTATCATAGTTTGTAGCTTGTGTGAATTTAAAATTAAACTCAGCCATCTTAGCATATTTCAAGAACTCGTCAAGTATACGTAATTGATTAGCATTTTGTTTTGCATTAAAAATAGTTCCTGTGTAATAATCTTTTATGTTACCTTCTAGGTTAGTTACATCTAATTCTGTATTCTTAAACATGTCTCCTGTAGTGATGAATTTATCTTTCATAACTACAATATTTTTTTGACTAAACAAACTCTTAGCACTTATGCTGTTTAGATATTTTAAATACTCAGAAATAATAGGTTGATTTAAAAACATGGCTGCTTGTTCACCAGTTCCAATATTCTCAAGGAACATAAATGTACGAATCACAAGATCTGATTGTATAATCTTTGTTATATAATCATCTTTAGCTACATCCACAAAAGATGTTGCATACCCAGATAGTCTATTAGATATAAGTTCATTAGAATCTTTTACAGTGGTTACGGATAAAGAAACTTTTTCTATTCCACCAATTAACACTGTATTATGTTTTAATGCAATAGTTCCATCTCCTAAGAATTTTCTATCTTGTTCAGATAAGTCATAGAACTTATTAGTATCAATATACACTTCACTCTTTTGTTTTAATGAAAGATTTGTAATATTAACAGCAGCAATACCTACCCACCTCTTAGCAGTAACAAATGAGTTTCTAAGTGTAGTCATATAGTTTCTATTAAGTATTCTATTCTTAATAGTTGTCTCATCATACCCTCTTAACTCATCCAGTTTAGTTGACAATGATTTAAGTCCAGCATCATCAATAGGTGATATAAGTCTATCAAAGTTTTCAGGAAGTGTAACAAGTTTCTCAAGAGAATCATAGTACTCATTTTCTAAAGATTTTTTATACATTTCACCAATAACAGTTTCTTTAATACCTTGCTTAGCTAAATCTGAAAGAAATTCTGATGTTATATCATCTTTATCAAATACTGAACCTTCTGTATAAGAATATAATAAAGCATTTAATTCTGGAGTGGTCTTTGAAGATTCTAAAAATCTTTCAAGTTCACGTTGTTGTTGTTTAGTAAGAAGTAATCCTTTATCAAATAGTTCACCATAGTACTCTTTAGTAGCTTCTTCTGATCCCATGTATTTGATTAGTCTAACATCTCCATTCTTATCTAAGTAAGTAGATTTAAGGTACATGTTTAACTTATCTATATCAAAATCCGATCCTGCTTTAGTAGTGATTTCTGAAGGAACAACAACAGTTGATCCCATGTATTGTGGAAGGAAACCTTTCACTCTAACTGCTTCTACAGAGGATAGAGCTTGTGTAGGAATACGGAAACCAATACCTTGTAACAAAGCTTTACCATCAGGTGTATTGTTTAGGTATTCTATTAGTTCTTCATCTGTTTTATTAGCATGCTGACCAAGTTTACCTTTTAACCAATGAGGAAGTAATATTTCACAATAAGGATCTGTTTTAGTGTAAAACTTAAGTGTATCATCAGTTAACATTACGTTTTTCTTATCTGCATCAGAAAGAGTATTATAAGCTTGTTTAGATATTTTCTTCCAACCTTCTGCTGTTTTAATAGCAAGACTTCTTCCTTTAGTTGCTTGCTCAAACATTGTTGCAGGAACCTGCACATGAGCACCACCATTCATCTTAGGAGAAATGATAGATTTATCAATTAATGAGTAAAGAACATTTCTTATCTCAATATAAGAAGGAGATGCTTCAAATGGAATTAAGAATTGATTAGTCTCTTTATCAAGCTGTAATGTATCTATTGTATTATCAGAAGCTTCTCTTCTTAACAATTCACGCATAAGAGTTTCAGATACAGCTTTACCATTTTTAAGTGTAAATCCGTTCCCATTATCTACAACACCAAGTCTAGTTAATAGAGTGTTATATCCATGTTGATGTAAATCATTTAAGATTCTTACATTACGATTGTATTCATTTCTAATAGCTTCTTGTCTTTCAGGTGTAGCTCCAATAGTGTTTCCATTATCAAATAAATCCATACTTGATAACTTAGTAAGCTGGGATCCTCTTGTTTGTTCTTTAGTTCCTTCTGTTGCAGTTTCTACTTGGATACCATAAGCTTTCCAAGGTACTTGAATATTATTATTAAATGCATTATCATTAAATGAACCATCTTGATTGTATAATGAATGTAGCTCTTCAGCTCCAACCTTTCTACCAGATTCAACAATAGCATATCCTATACCAGCTTCAAACATATTAGTGTAAAGTTTCTCCAGTGTAGTACCTTTTACCATACTGTAGTATACAGGCATTTGTGAAAACTTATCTAGCACAAGATCTAAATTGTTTTTACCATATTTATTACCAGACACAATAGGTTTTAATACTTCTATTACATGTTTAGGCTCTTTAGTTTTAACTAAAGCAGCATCATGTCTTTTAAGGTTATCACTAGTGTATGTATATCCTGGATAGTTTTGTCTTGTATAAGCCATTTGCCATTGGTGCCAAGCTTCAGCTTCTTCACTCCATTGACCATTCTTAAGTTTAATCTCTCTATATGTACCATCCATTAACCAAGACATTGCATCAGCTTCATTTGTTTTACTATAAGCAGAAATAGCATTACTAAGACTTCCTGCAGTAGTTATATCTTTAAATGTTACAGTGTTAGTATAAGCTTTGAATTGTTGGTATCCAGGATCTGTAGGTTTTAAATTGATCTCACCAATCTTATTTAAGTTTTGATTCAAGAATGTATTAAATTCAGGAGTATCAAATGTAGTTCTTCTAGGAGATAAGAAAGATTTGATACGTTTGGTTTCATCTAAAGATCCATCTTTCTTAATAGCAAACTGATAAGGATCTCCAAATAAAACTTTGTGGTATTCAATATTATTGATAATGTAATTAACATTAGCAAATGTCAATATATCATTTACTGTTTGATCAGAAAGAGCTAACTTATTAAATGATTCATCTTTTGCAAATGCATCAATTAACCCACTATAAGCGTATACACCCTCTTTAAGTAATCTAATTTGTTTACTTTCTTCAAGTATTGCTCTTGTTTCAACAACAGTTGAATCTATGTATTCTTTTATAGAATTATTAATATCTTCTGCATTCTCACTAATGTAAGTTTCAAATGATTCCATAGTAGCATTATCAGATATAAGTTCATTTATATCAGCTAGTGCTTTTTCAGAAAGTATATCTTTGAAGAATCTTAACTCCTTAGCTTTATCTGTAATATTTCGTAATTGTTTTCTATTATCAGCATCTAAAGCTAAGTTAATGTCATCCATTAAATATCCTTTGAATATCTTATTGATTTTACTCCAAGCTCTTCCACCCTCAATCTCTTTTAGTTTTATAGTGTTACCAAGATTCATCATCCACTCAGTAGAACCATCTGCAGGAATTAATACATAATAGTTACCATCAAGGTTTTGATTTATTTCTTGTGTAAACCTTTCTCCTAAAGTTAATTTAGTTGTAGCTATACCTTTGTTATCATCAATAAGTTTAGTTCCTTGTATGTAAGAAACTTTCATCTCTTTGATTCTCTTACCTTCTGCATCAAAGAATAATCCACCTTTCTTCAAGACTTGACTTCCTTTAGAATAAACATCTCTTAGTTCAGGTCTTTTCTCTAATAACTCATCAAGTGTGTTAGCTTCATTGAATTCATTTTCAAATAATGAAGGAACATTGTTCTCAGCAAAGGCACCTATCTTTTGTCCTTCCACTCCTGAGTATGTACTCTCTTGATTAGGATTGGTTACTTTGTTGTATAGTTCTGCTAACTTAGTAAACTGACCACCAATATTACCAAGAGTCTTTCCTGATACAGTCATTATATTTTTCTCAGCACCTAGATATTTTTTAATAGCACTTACTGCTTTTTCAAATGAAACTTGTTCAAGATCTTTTAATTTATTATAAACTTCCAATGGAAAGTCAATACCTATCTCTTCTAAGAACTTAACTCTATCTTGTGGAAAATTAGTTGGTAGATTTTGTATTCTTTCTGTATCAACTTGATATGTTTTATTAACTTTATCATAACTAATTAATGATGCATCTGATGATGATAACAGTTTAATGTTCTCCATCCAACCATTTTGAGTTTGTTTAATTGCTGTATATAAATTAGCAGGAGCTACATAAGTTTCTGTCCCTTCTTTATATTGAATTAATGCATCAGGTTTTTGTTTAGTAAATGTTTGTGTAAACTGAATAAAGTATCTCCAGTCAGTTGCATCAAAGTCACTGAATGGAACACTTCTATTAGATAACTTACCACCTACACGTTGAAACAATCTAACATAGTTAGGATCATCTTTAGCCAAGTCACTAAGTTTATCTACCATCTTTGTAACAGATGTAGTGTTTGAAAGTTTATCCAACACTGTAGCAAATGCTCTAGTGAAGTTTAAAAGTTTAAATCCTACTACACTAGATACTTTAGGAGCAGGTAGTTTAAATGAAAGAGAATTCTCTTGATTAGTTGCTTGTACTTCTAATAATGTAGCTAATGAGAACTTAATAGCTCCTGTAGAATTCTTTTTCCAATCTGTTGAGAAAGGTTCTGGAGCATAATCATTTTTATTTGCTTCTTCATCATTAATGCTAACTTTATCTTCTTCATTAAAACTTATACCTAATGTACGTAATGAAAGTGTTGTTTTTTCTTTAAGTTCATCCCATGCAACATCTCCTAACAATTCCATTTTACTGAAACCATTAGCGTAATACTCATTACTGTATTGTGCTTTTATTTTACTATACATAGAACCACTAGTGATTCCATCAGGAGAAAACAATAAACCTTTCTCTCCTTCACTATATAATATACCTGCAGCTCTAGCTGTCATATCTTGAACAAACTCTCTTGTTTGTTGTTCAGTTAATCCTTCTACAGCTCTATATTCAGCAGCTTCATTAAATACAGTGGGTGATAATGTTCTTTCTTTAAACTTACCTGTATCAATTGCTCTGAACAAATCTTCTTTCAATGAAGGATTGGTTACAAATGATTTAAAGAAGTTTAGTATTCTAGAAAATAAATTACGTATAGCTTCTCCTAATGATCTAGCTGGAAGCTTTCCTTTTCTAAAATCAGCAAAGTCATCTGCTATTCTTTCTTTAGCTTGAAGATCTGTAGCATCTGCATAGTTTATCTTTTTACCAGATTGTCTATCTGTAAATACACCTTGATTAGATTTAAACTCATCAAGCAATTCTTGTTGTTCTTCAGGAGATAACATTCCTTTATATATACCTTCAAAGATCTCGTGATACTCTGTACCTCTTAATCCACCTCTTACAAATTTAGCTACACCATCTTCAAATGCACCCCAAGCTTTCTCACCATTATGCATAGTGATAAGAGTATCCACCACTTCATAAGGAATAGTTGGAACATTTTCTGCATGCCATGCTTTGAATAATTGAAGCTCAGCATCAGTCATTCTTTCATTACCATCCGCACCAACAGCTCTGTATCCAGGAAGATTAGCAGGTCCTCCACTAAATCTATCTGCACCTGTAGGTATTTCTTTTTTCTCTTCTTCAACAACAGGAGCTTCTTCAACAACTGTTTCTTCTACTACAGGAGCCTCTTCAGGAGCCACAGCTGCATCTTTTTTATTCTGTAAATCACTAGCAATAGTGTTTCCTAAATAATCAAATACATATTCCTCATCAGTTTTTAAAAGATCGAACTCTTGCTCATTCTCTAATGCAATAGTTTTAAGTGCAGGAATAATAACTTCATCAACAACTTTTTTACCATCAGCAGTTTTGTTTGTTGCTATAGCTTTTGTTGTCTCATTACTTTCTATTTGCACAGACACTTTACCATTCTCATCTATTTCTGCTGTAAAGATTACAGGACGATCTCCAGATAATTTATATGTATTTGGTGTATCGTTACCAATAGTATATTCTCCTATCTTCTCAACACCAGGTGCTGATGGTTCAGCAGCTTTAGCTTCAACTGTAGGAGTAGAAATAAACAATCCCATACTCTCTATTGTAGCATATCTTTGTTTGAATGAATAAGGAATGTCTGCAGTTGGTGCAGCTACAGATGTTGTTAATGGTGTACTATCTATTGATCTTGCAGATCCATCAGGATTCTTATCTGATAGTAAATATGTTTGATAGTTCTTCCATTCAATTGGTTCTTTGTTTAAGTCTCCATTCTTATCTAATGTATATTCCAAGAACTCCTCATCAAACTTTTTAGTAAGTGTAGTATTATTAATTGCATTGAAAGCCTCTTTCAAGTTATCAACTATCTCTTTTTCATTATTTGCTATTTCAGACATAGAGTATTCTTTTCCTCCTATCTGAATAGTCATTGCGGTTGTATTAATGTTTATTTGATTGTTAGTCTTTGTTTGACCAACTCTCCAATATAAAACATTCTGTAAGTAATCACTGTAGTCTCTGTTAAGTCTGATAGGAGCTCCTGATTCAGATTGAGCAAGAGTATCTGCAGCAAAAGCTTTTACCACTTGAAATATAGTGGATGCTTCTTTAGTATTAAACTTCTTGTTGTTTAAGAATTGTAATGTAGAACCATATTGTAACACAGGTGTACCATCAGGAAACTTTATACTTTGTCCATTATGGAATATACTTCCTGTTGTTGGTATAACAATTAGATTCTCTTGGGAGCCTATCTTATCTTTACCAATAAGAATACCTCCTACATGATTTCTTTCTTTAGTACCATCTGGATTAGTGTTCTCTTTTGGAATACCTCTAGATACAGTGAATTCAAAAGGTGCAGGCATTTGATCCTGATTAGCAATTAAGTCTTCTCTGAACTTAATATATTCTTTTTTATATGCTTCAAATAATTCTTGTTGCTTTCCTCTGAAACGTGGGTTACCTTTACTATCAGTAGTCTTGGTAGTACGCATTGTTTGGAAGATAACTTTCTTCATATCTTCCTCACTCAATTGCTTACCAACTTCTCCTAGTTGTGTACCAGTCTTATCAATAAAATAAGATTTACCACCCTCTTGTACAATAAACACTTGACCTATGAATCCATTCTCAACATCTAATATGTTAGACATATCATAACTACCATATGATAACTTAGCAAGTCCTTCTAGTCCTACTAATTTTTCTTGACCTGGAGTCACAAGAATAGCTCTCATGCTACCTTTGTTAGGTAATAAGTCTATGTTATTCAAGAACTCTCTTGAGTTTTTTACATGTTGTGCAGATAATGTAGGATCATTATAATCTTCTGATTCAGTTGTACCTGATTGAAAAAATATATTAGCATCAACAATAGCACCTGCTTCATCCATAGGAGTGAAAGAAGTATCTGTAGTAATAACCACTGTACCAGAATTGTTTTCTATATCAGCCTGTTCTTTAGTTAACTGTTCTTTATTCTTTAATAGTTTCTCTTGATCTGTTTCAAGTTTCTTATAACCACTTAATCTTTTAGAATCAATATTCAATATATCACCATTCACATCTTCCACCTTAACTGTACCATCTTCGTTCAAAGCTAACACCTTCACTTTAGATAGGTTAGTGCTCTCATCAGTTAGATCTTTTGCCTCTTCAGCAGCTTCTTCTTTAGTTTTATGAAATGATACAGTGCCATCAGGACTTGTTACTTGATATCTATCATCAGCAAGTTTCTTGATGGATGCTTTCTTTGTAGCTTTTATTTCATACTCTCTATCAACTTGTAATGGTTCTTTTACTTTCTCTTTGTTCACAAATGTAAAAGAAGTTTCTGCTTTTTCTAAATCTTCTAAAGGAACTTCTTCTTTAGCAATATCTTCTGCTTGTTTGAAATATTTATTAAACCCTTTTTCTGTAGCTAGGTTATCAAATATTTCTGAAGAATTCTTTTTAAGATTGTTTAACCTATTGATATCTGCACCATAGTTAAATAATTCTGTTGCATTTTCAAAACCTACAACATCATCTTTCTTACCATCTTGATTGTTCAATTCAAAGTTCAATATTGAATTGAATGTTTTTAAATCTAGATTACCATTGTTTAAAGCTAGGTTAATCTTTTCAGAACTTGTACGTAAAGCTTTTACTTGCTCTCTTATAGCTTTTCTATCAGCAGTGGTAGTATTCTCATTAATAGTTCCATTTAATATATTAGCTTGTTCTTCATAAGATCTAGATAGTTCAGTTAATGAATCCTTATCTGTAACTTTAGCTAGTATGTCATTATTAACAAGTGGATTGGATGCAATCACTTTTTCTTCTATAGATTCAAGTCTATCATTTACATCATCTTTAACTGTTCCATAGTATGTAAGATCTTTTTTCCAATTTTCAAATGTAGCATGATTAAAAGATTCAGTAGCTTCTTCTTCATTCTTTGGATCTACATTGTATGCAAATGGATTTTTGAATGTACCATCAATAGCTTCTGTAGTTGATTTAATATAATTAGCTTTTTCAATCAAAGAATCTACATATCCAGCAACTGTATTTTGATTAGATGCATTGAAGTCCATACCAAAAGACTTTTCAAAATCTTCTTTGTTAAGATCTTTCAACATATTTAATTGTTCAATTGTTACATCATGCATTCCTGATGGAATACGAGATTGTACATAATTGAAAAACATATCATGCTTTAAGTTTTTATATTTAAATATATTTCCACTATCAGCTGCAGCTTGCATTTCTTTTGCAATAGCCATAGAGCTTAATGTATTATCATATTTATCAGAAAGAATACCAGTTAATCCATATCTATTAAGTGCATTAATAGAAGAGTCTAAACGTTTGTCTGCACCATTTCCTTTTTTATAATCATAGAATTGTTGAGCACTACCTGTTAACATTGCAGTGATACCTCCAACAATCATATTGTTAACACCTTCAGTAGTATTGAACTGTTCAGATAATCCATAAGTAGTAGAACTAGTAATCTCATTTAAGTCATCCCAGTTCTTTTTATTATTTGGATTGCTAAGGTTTTTATATTTTCTTGTATAGTAATCATATGTTCCTCTTTCAGCAGCAAACTGTCCACCTTCTTCATATACACCTTCAGATAATACATTAGCTAGCTTAGGTTTAACAGAGTCCCATATTCTACCACCAAGACCAGTTGCAGCTTTCTTTTCAAATACATCAATGCTTCCTTCTTTAAGACCTATTTTACCAGCAGTTCCAAGTTCTTTTGCAAGAGTTCCTGTAATACCTTTTTGTGCTGTAGTGAATGATTTAAATAAATTTCCAAACTGCACAGCATTTGATACAGTTAGTAATGCCATGTTAATACCAAATCTAGTATTCATTGCATTAGTAGCATAGTTTTCTATTTCAGCTAAAGCATCACCGCTAGGTTCTTCATTATAATTTTGTATTTTATATTCTTTTATAAGCTCTTCTTTGACATGTCTGTATCCATCTCTAGATTCAACACCTGCTTCTGTTTGTGCAGCTCCCCAAGTAATAACACCATATCTTGCACCATTCAAAACTTTAGTAGACTGTGCTAAGTTTCCTAACTTTTCAATTTTTAAAAGTTGTTGTTCTGTTTTACCTAAGCCTTTTGCTAAGTCTAAAACAGTGTCAATTTTATTAGTTCCTCCTGCAAGTTTATTAAGCCATAGAGCAGCTTTACCAATTTGATTAGCTACTAATGGAACTTCTCCTATTCCTCCTGTAATTGCACCTATTGCAACATCTTGTAAAGCTGCTCCAGCAATTGCACCAGCTGTAAATCCTAAGTTTTTAAGAACTGATTCTCCCCAGAAGTTTGCAGATCCTGGAGCAAATGGAATCATTGCTAAATATGGATGAGCTTTTTCTTCCCTTGTCATATAATTAGGAATGGCATCTTCCATATTCTTCATCCAACTATCTATACTACCTTCGTATCCATTTGGATCTCCAGAAAGTTTAGAGATATTACCACTTTTTATAGCAGACACTGTGTTAGGAATATCAGTAAGAGATTGTGCAAATGTACCTGCTGCAGTTATTCCTGTTTTAACAAGACTGCGTCCAAGTTTACTGTACCAAGATTGTTGTAATCCATATATGTTCTCAAGATCTACATCTCTTTGAAACATTGGATAACGTTTATTTGATAATAATTCACCTTTAGAAACTAACTCAATAGGAGAATCCCAACCAGTAGAGCCTCTTACACCTCTACTCATTTCTGATATCTCATCTACAGTGAGTCCTCTTTTAGCTGGAACTTGATTATAACTTTCAAATCCACCCATGTTAGGATTAGTATCAACTTCTGGTAAAACAATTGACCTAAGATCCACCTTAGGTTTCTCATAGTTTCTATTAGAAGTATTATCTATAAGTTCATTATCAAAAATTGGCATAATTTTTATTTATTTTTTGTTAAAAAAGAATCAATAGTAGTATCCCCTATATTATTTATAGTCTCTTGTATTCCTGCTAATGATACATAGTTTTGATTCATATATCCTTTAACCCACGTATTGCTACCTTTTGGTTGTACATACATTTTTAATGTAAACTCATCTAGATTACTACCATCATTATCAGGGCTACCTTCTATATCAAATCTAACTCTTGGTGCTACCTGAGAATTACTTAATAATGGTAAGTCAAAACCACTAAACATAGAGTTAACTGCACCACCTTCTCCACTACCAGTAAATAAATTTGTAGTACGATTAGGAGAACTTTGAATTGCATATTTTGCAGCATTCAAAGGATTAACTTTTGCTATTTCTGGAAAATGTCTATTCACCTTACTAGCACTAACATGTAAAACTTGTCTACCCTCAGCACCTTCAATAATCATATCTGCAGAGCCATCAAACTTCTTAACCATTGAATATAAAGTTCCAGAAGTCTTTAACATTTTTTTAATAGTTTCTACTGAAGCATCCTCTAATTTATCAGAATCAAACTCTCCTAATAATTTTTGATTAACTAATTCATTTCCAATAAATCCTGCAATTCTATCTCGTGTTCCTTTAACTCCTGTATTAAAAGTACCAACTTGTGTTTGTCTCTCAGGATCATTTTTAGCTAGGAAGTCAGATTGAATTGTTAGTTTTTTATTATTTATTTCAGAAGCAACAGGTGTCACTCTTGATTTTATTTTATTAGTCTGGTCAAGTATTATTCTGTCTGAATATGATAAAGGTTCAGAATGTAAAGAACCTTTTTGTATAAGTTCTTGTTGTTTAATATATGCATTTGCAATATTCTGATATTTAGTTCCTTTGAAATTATTCATTGCTGCTTGTTTGTCAAAACTTATAACTGGTTTTCCACCACCAGATTGTGGTACAAGTTTATGAAATTTTTGCAATGCATTATTTACATCAAATAATTCTTTTGCAGAATATAATTCTCTTCCATTCTTATCAACAATACCTTTTTGAGACTTTATTAAACCTTGAAGATCTGCATCAAGTCCTTGTGTTAATTTGTTTGTAGTATTATATAGTTTTTGTTTTAACGCAACTTTTATTTGTAGTTCTCTCCTAGATTCTAAATACTTTCTTAATCCAGGATTATTAGTAACATCAGAAATTGAACCAGGATTCTTTAAATATTTATCAGTTAACTTTGTTAAGTAATCTTCCTTTTGTTTATTTGACATTTTATCACCTCCTGGTATAGTAGAAAATGCACTTAGATTTAATCTGTCTAATTCTCCTTCAATAATAATTCTACCAGAAGAATCTCTTTTTCCTATTAGTAGATTTATTTCCCCTCCTAATTTTGATAGTGATGGCACATCTACATTTGTAGATATTGCTCCTGGATCAATTGCTCCAAAAGTATCTCTTTGTTTTTTTGCTGTTTCTTCCTTAGCTTTTGCATCTTGTTCATATTGCCAATGAGCATTGTCTCTAGCAAAATCTCTTTCCCAATTACTTTGTCCTCTAGCAGCATTACTATATGCTAAGTTTAGTTGTAATCTTCTATCATTAGCTTGTTCGTACGGATTAGTTTTTAACTCAAGCTTCTTATCATCATAAGCTAAGTCAGCTGCAAGATTAGTTAATGTCTTCTGTGTATATAATTTTTCTTTATACCCTTCAAAATCTGTAATGCTTTCTAAATCTAAAATCTCTTTGTCTCTAGCTTTTTCTAAACTACCATCAGCAAGTTTTGCATTAGCATCATCTATGTCAGCTTGATATTGAGCTCTTTGAGCAGGAGTAAGTTTGTTGTTGGTCTGTAGTTCTAGAGCCATTTCAGTAACTCCATTAGTTACAATTGATTTAGTTTTATTATAGTTTGATACCACATCTTGTTTAAATGTATCTACATCTTTACCTTTATAATGATACCATCCATCAATCTTTAATTGTTCTATATCATCAGGAGTGAGTGTGTCATAGAAAGTATTTAATATCTTCTGTGCAGATTTTGCTTTTGATCCAACACTTAACATTGCTGCATCTTGTTTAGGTGAACCTTTTGAAGAATCAGTAGTAGCCACTTCTTTACCACTTGCATCTTTATAAAAATAAAGAGTGTTGCCAGAGGTATCTCTTTGAAATGGATTATCATATGATGTATCTGATTCATGTATTTTATCAGCTACGTCTCTAAGTTTTTTATCTATGTTAGTATACTGAGTGTATCTATCATTATAAGATTGCTTTATGTCTTTCTTATTGATGTATTGATTTACACCATCTTCAAACTTAGCTCTGTTCTGTATAGATGATTTACCTGCTGCTTCAGCTTCTTCTAATATCTTTTGTTCTTTTCTTATTCTTGATGTAGAACTTACAGCATTGATTACATTCTCATCTTTAGTAATTTGCTTAGCCATACCAGAAACAGAGTTGACCAACTGGAAATTAGAAAAATCCCCAGCAGCCACTAATTTTAAGTTATTACCTAATGAGTTAAGTTTAGATTGTAAGTATTTTTTATCTACCTCTGAAACAACATCAAGTCCTGCAACATTATCAATACTTGTCTGTATCTTTTGTACTCCCTCTTCATACTGTTGCTGTTTAGCCATACCAACCTTTACCATTGCTTCCACTGGTAACTGTTGAACATAAGGATTGAAAGTTGGTATTTTATCTGCCCATGAAGCCATAGTCTGTTATTTTAATACATATAAATATGTAGATTAGCAAATTTAATTTAAATTATTATACTATCAAAATTTAATAACATTTTGTAGTAATTTTTTATAATGAGTTTAGTTATATATTCTTGTAAGATTTTACGATAGAACCATTTCTTTTAGCAATGCTTTCTCCAGCTAATGAAGGTTTCTTTTTCTTTTCTTCAGCAGCTTCTCTCTTAGCTAATGCTTTTTTATAAGCTGACATAGCATCAAGTTCTTCAGCAGAAGCTCCTTTATAATCTGTATCAAACTGTGCTAAAGGATTCATATTCTGTGCTCTGAAGTTAGGACCAAATCTATAGTTGTACATATTCTCATATGTTTTCAACTCTCTGTTCTCTAATTTATTCTTAGCATACTTGTCAGATATAGAATTCAAAGCAGCTTGTGTTGTAGCTTTTGTATTAGCTAATGCTTCTGTTTGTCTTTCGTATTGCTTATCAAATATACCTAGGTTAGTAAGCTTAGCTTGATTAAGCATATTTCTATTCTCACCATACACTTTATCTTTCATTGCTTGATTAGCTCTGAACTGATCAGCTAATACAGATTGATTAGCTTGATACTTCTGTGCATTTAGATTAGCTTGAGCTGCTGGATTGTAACCCATCATTCTTTGTGCTGCTCTATAATCTGCTTGGTTAGCATTCAATTGATCTTGATATGATATATCATAAGGAGTTCCTAAATCAGGTTGATATGTTTGTGCTTGTACAGGAGCCACTTGGTTAGTAGCCATAGCAAACATTTCTGGATATAACTGAGCTGTATCTAAATCTTCTGCATCACTTGGTCTAATGGTAGGAAGTATTGCATTAACCATATTCATCCAATCAAACTTATCTTCAGATTCTTCATCAGAAGCACGATGTTTATCTTTTTTAAATTTCTTAGCTAATTTTATATCTTGAATTAATTCATCAGGTGTTGGACTATCTATTTTACCTTTTACATCAAATATACCACTAGGTATTCCAAATGGTTTTCTTTTTGCAGGAATTACTAATTCAGGAAGTTCTCCTTGATCCCAATCTGATAATTGTTCCCCATAATCCATTGAACCTGCTGGAGAATTATTAGCATACCAATCTCCATCTTGTGCTTGTGCAAACTTACCACCAAACTTAGCAGATTGTTTTTGAGCTTCTTTGTCCACCTTAGCTTTACCTCTAGCAAGATCATCAGCAACTAATCCACGTTCTTCTGCTGTATCATTGATAGCATTCTGAAGAGAAGCTGCGTTTATCTTTTTATCAGCTACATCTTTAAGTTTCATATTAGCTCCTTGTATGTTAGCTTGCAATGCTGTAAGCTTTAACTTATCAAAAGAGTTTATAGGATCAAGAGCATTAAGTTCTTTAGATGATTTATCTATAATACTGTTTTGTTTCTCTTCTATCTTAGATAGATCAGCTACATAGTTTTTAAACTTTTTACCTTTAGCATTTTTATCTCCTAGCATATCTATATATTGATTAGGTATTTGTAAGTTACCGAACACCACTCCTGATTTTTGAACTTCTCCTGTTTCAGGATCTATTGTACCACCCTCTTCTAACTCTACCATAGGTTCTCCTCTTTCTACTTCTACTGGGTTACCACCATATGTTACACCAATTCCTGTTTCTCCATTAGGAGAATATTCTTCATGACTCTTTCCTCTAAACATAATTGTTTCTCCTGTACCAGGTAAGTAAGGATTACGTGAAATAGTTTCAGCTCCTCCACCCCAATGTGTTTGTAACTCTCCACCTAGTCCATAAGATTGAATCTCACCACCATCTTCATAAGTTTCCATAGCTCTATCACTAGGAGGTGTGTAATCTCTTAGATGTCCACCAGCTCTTAGTGTATCCATTCCTTCATGTGCATAGTCATAAACTTCTTGTTCATCAAGACCACCAAATGAAGCTATAACTTGTGGAGTCCAATCATTAGAAACCCATCCACCATCTTTCATAAAAGATTGGTTCTGTGCTTGAATACCTTTAGCCATATTAGCATTAGCCATTCCTTGCATGTTTCTTTGTGTAGCATCTTGTGCTTTCTTCATTTTTTTAGCATTAGTATCTAAAGCATTACCAGCTAATCCTCCAACAAAGTTACCAATAGCTCCACCTATAGGTCCTCCAATAGCTGTACCAATTCCTCCTCCTATTGTACCACCAAGTTTACCACCAGCATTTTGACCACCCATCAACTCTTGTCCTATACCTGTAGCTTTGCTTGATATAGCTCCCCATGGAGTTCCTCCACCAGCAGCACCAGCAGCATCTCCTCCTGAAATTATACCTGTAGATTTACCTGCACCTATTATTTGATTGTAATAATTTTGAGAATTTGCAGCTCCACCATCTTGCATTTGATGTAATCTTCCACCTTGATAATATTGTTTCACATTACTATCATTCAATGGTTCATATCCACTATCCATGTATATATCATTTGGAGCAAATGTATTTTGTATTTCTCCACCACCTTGTAACATCATACCATTTCTAGCAAGAACATTTGTACCTACACCATATATAGGAAAGAATTCTTCTCCTGTATTAACTGGCATCTGTGCTTCTCTTTGCTTAGCTATGTTTTCAGATTGTTGTCTTCTTGCATCTACATCAACACTTGTTGCTGCTTTAAGAGATACTTTACTTACATCTCTTGCTGCTTCAGCAGCTTTTCTTGCTTCTTTTTCTTTTTTCAATTCTCCAATACCACTAATAACATCTCCAACTGGTCCTGCAAATTGACTTACTTGTCCTCCAATTTTAGATAAAGTATCACCACCCATTGAACCAACTCCTTGAGGACCTAATTTAGAAATATCAAATCCTCCTATGCCACCAGTAGCTAAAGGATTTGTAGAACCTACAGATTTTAATTGATTTGCAGGTTGTACTTGTCCATAATTAGTTGCTCCTCCTGGAGGATTTTGTGAATACCAAGCAGCTGTTCCATTTTGAGCTTTAGGAATATCTCTCCCATATCTTGCTGCTGCTGCCACTGAACTTGCTCCAGCAGCAGCTCCAGCACCACCCATATCACCCATTCCACCACCTTGCATAGCACCACCAGCTAACTTCATAAGACCAGCAATGTCAAATCCACCACCACCACTATCTTTTGAAGCAGCTTGTTGTTTAAGTGCAAGCTCTTGTCTTTGTGCAGCTGTTGAACCTGTTAACATTTTGTCAACATCATCAAATTGATCTTGATAACTTAAAGGTTTAAAAGCTGGTTGATGTACTTGTGATGCATTAATTGCAGCACCAGTTTGAGCTTTCTTAAACTCTTTACCATGTATTTTCATAAATGCTTTCTCTGAAGGATATTTAGAATAAAATTCTTTTTCAGATTTAACACCAGCAATTTTAAGGATCTGTGATTTCATGTTATTTGATTTTTTAATATTTCCACCAACCTTTAAACTATTGTTAGAAAAATCAGTTAATTGTTTTAATTGTTCATCAACTTTTTGATCTTGTTGATTAATTCCATTTTTTGCCATACGATATTCTAAAACAGAAGTTCCATCAAATAAATGTTCTTCTCCTGGATACATTACTCTTACATCATTCTTATCAGATATTCCTAAAACTGGAAAATCAACATCTTTCATAGTAATTCTGTTAGTAGGAATAATGTTGTAATCATTATTCTTATCTTTAGAATTTTTTTTATACCCTGTATTACTAACTTTACCTTTCATAATTATTAACTATTGTTTTGCAAAAAAATAAAAAATTCTCCTCTTCTAAAGAATTTTTCATTGTATTAATTTGATTACAAACTAACTGTACATTATCTTTTGTATAACCTTTATTACTTTTAATTCTATCTACAGAAATGTTATATATAGATTTACCATTGTTAATAATATAAGTCATTTCTAATCCAGACAATTTACACTTTTTATTTTGTGTTTCAAATAAGTGTTTTAAAAAATTTACATCTAACTCAAATTCAAAACTTGATAATTTTAATTTTTTACTCCTAAGTTTACATGTAGAAAGTATTTTACTTAAATGCCTCTCTAAGTTTTCACCTTTTGTAGACTTTCTAAAATTAGTTTTATAATCATTATTACATTGTTTACAATTACTAGTTTTACCATTTCTATGCTTGTTTTCTTTTTGTGTATGAAACTCTTCTTCAGTTTTATATATTTCACATTTTCTACAAAACAATAACCCCTTCTCATTAAAATTAGGAAAGTTAAATTTAGGCTTATTATTACATTCTAAACAATGTGATTTAATTCCATGTTTACTATCTTGTCCTTTAGCATAATACTCAAAAGTAACAGGTTTAAAAACTCTACATCTTGAACATCTTTTGTTTACTACACCTTCTATAGTTTGATATTTATAATCTTGTGTTACCATTTTATTCAAATTTATTTAACCAGTTAGATTGTAAAGGTAATAAATTTTTTTTATTTTTTGCCCATTGTCCTCTATCATCTTTAATGATTCCACCTTGTTTAAATTCAGGAGTAGGCATATTAGGATCATATGAAGGATGTGTTCCTGATATTCTATAATCATTATTAAAATGATCTCTTAGTATTCTGAGAACTGCTTCTGGGTTTTGACTTGTTTGTCCAGCAGCAGGTTTTGAAATATCATAAATATCAACTTTATTTTTATCAGGGTTATATCTAAAATTACCATTAATATTATCAACGTCTAATTGAAACCCTCTATCCATAAGACCTTTCGCATCTTTTTCTAATTTGCCTAAAACTTGTTCTTTTGTAAAATTACTAAATTTTGCATTTGCATTTAAATTAGGCATTATTTCAATAAGATGTTTATTATCTTGATGTGCTCTTAAAACTCTTGCTATATTATCATCTGTAATACCTTCAAAAGATTTTACTAAATCATCTGCACTACTTGTTTTAAAAGTGTTTCCTATTTTAATAACCTTATCAGGATCATCTGCTAATTCATAAACACTTCCTTCTGCACCAGAACCTAATCTTTTTCCTAGTGGAGAAGATTTTTGTTGTAATGTTTGTTCTATTTTTCCAAAAATATCTTCTGCTTGATCTCTAGAATCATCCCATACATTTTTCCACTCAGGAGTATCATAATATTTTTCTCTGTTTATATTAGATAAAAAATCTTGATATTCCAATTTTGTAAATAATCTTTCTTGTTCTTTTTTAAAATAGTCTACAAATTGTTCTAAATCTATATCATCTGCTTTTCCTCCTGTAAGAGTTTTAAAATTTTGAAGTGCTTTATTTTTAAACTCTTCAGTACGTAAATCTATTATAGGACTAAAATCTAATTTATTAGGTTTTTTAATTTTTTTATACCCTGTAAGAAAGTTTGGAGTTGATTCATATGTTCTATTGTACATAGTTTTAGCAGGATCATATATAAAAGAATTTTTTCCTTCACCAACTATTTTAGTTGCTGCATCATCAATTTTAGTTGCCAATGGATTAATTTTATATAAATCTGATATTCCTGCTGTCTGTAATCCTTGTCTTAACTCAGGAGCTATACTTGTTGGTATATTTTTAAATAAACCATTATCCATACCAGCAAAAGGATTTAAAGCTTCATTAACTAATCCTAATGCACCACTTCCTTCAGGCATAAATGCTGCAGCCATTGCTGTATTTACTGTTGCTTCTGGTACATACCCTAGTCCTATATTAGCATTATTTATAAATCTTTCTTCTCTTGATTGATTAGGATTAAATCTATTAGCCATTACTGCTTGTCTGTCTAATTCAGAAGTTTCCATTCCTGGTACACCTAAATCTCCTAATAATTTTTCAGGACTAGCTAAATATACTAAAGGTCTTTCTAATCCTAGTTGCCCTTCTAGTTCTTCATTTGATTTAGTTTGTGTTTTTAAATCTGCTTGTTTAGGTGCAAGTTTTTTATAATGAATAGATCTAGGATTTTTAATTTGTCCTGTATTAGTTAATTCTTGTTTGTCTTTTTTTGCATTTTCTGTTTCCTTAATTAAAAGTTCATTTCCTCTTTTTTGTTTTAAAGACAATGGTTGTATATTATCTCGTACAGTATATGCATCTTCTCTTTCATCCTTTAATTTAAATTTCTTTTTACCATTCTGTGCTACATCATATTGATCTAACCATGCACCATCTCTACTAATACTTTTTGGTTTCCAATCTAATCCTTGTTGGTAGTATTGCATCTCTTTGCCATTCTGTGCAGAAGCATCTGTAACATCAGTTTGGTTTCTACGTGGTCCTTTACTAGGAGATCCTGTTCTAGCATACATATGTCCTACAGCTCCTGGTATATTACCACCCATTTGAAACTGTCCTTTAACAGCAGGGTTTTCAAATATAGGACCATTGAATATTCCTTCTCCTACATATCCTTCTGGTAATGATACAGAAGAATCATTATAATTATCTAACCACTTATTTTTCATAATTTATATCTTTATATTTCCATATAAATCCTCCACATGTTTTTGTAATTTTCTTTAATGCAAAAGTTATATTACTAGTACTTAAATTTAAACTAATAGAAGCAGATTTACCTGACTCCCACTCTTTTATAAATATACCATCTAAACTATATTGTAAAATAGATTTATATTTTCCTTTTGCAGCTTTATGTTTATGCTCTTCAGAATGTTTTTTACCTAGTTTGCTTTGTTTAAATAGTTGTTTATATTCTTCTGACCATTTTCTACCAGTTGCTTTGGTTCTAATTTTATCTCTAGTCTCTAGCGATGTTAACGATACATTATTAGGATGTGTTGGTTTTAAATTATATCCATACTTTCTATTATGGACATTTAATAATGTAGCCCAGTAATGTTCTTCACTATATATTATATCTTTATCACATTCTACTAAAATTTCAAATATAAAGTTTTCTTTACCATATATATTCCAAGCTCTTTGTAAATATGTATTATTATGTATTCCTGCTTCTAACTGTCGTTTATGAAGTCCCCATCTGATATTAAAAGTTCTTTTAGTACAACCTACATATATATGTCCAGTAATAATATTAGTTATTGTATATATACCTGTACCACTCATTACTTGTAAGAGATTTGTGCAGGAGCAATTATGAATTGACTCACTAAATGCGTTGTACAATTGTCATCTAATATATGACGTATCTTGAGCTCCTTAGCTCTTAGTGTAGCTTTCTTGAAACTTCTTGATCCATAATCCATATTGCTTTGGTTAATCACCTTATCAATAGAAAGACTTTCACAGCCTGTATTAAACAATGGAACTTGAGAACTTTTCTGAAGTGCCCAGAATGTATTGTATTGATAGAAGTTATCACTCTTAGTGTATGTGATTGTTTTACTATCTGTATTGAATATTGGATATTGCATGTACGCACGCATATCATTAAGAGGTTTAGCGACAAGATTCAACACTCCTGAACTCTGTTGTCCATTGTATAGAATAGCTTTGTTAAACCACTTGTTGTTTGTTTCTATTCTTGTGTTATCATTAAATACACCATCTGGTATAGATATATATTCATATGCTTTTGTATAGTCTTTTACATTCTGTAAGATTTCATCTTGGAACCTATAAGCAAATGGATATTCAATTATGTACGGATGTGTTACACCATAATAAGAATTGTATAATTGTATATTAGTTAAGTGTCTCCATATACATCCTGTAACAATCTGTTTTACCTTAATATTAATATACTCTGCTTCTGTAATATCTTTTAGGTATATTGTTTTTTCTGATGTACAATCACCTATAGACTTAAGGGTAATTAATCTTACATCATCATTCACAATATAACTCATACCACGCATAAGAGTTTTCTTAGGCACATCTTCTGCTATTACATTCCCAAACTGATCATAGATTGAGAATGGTCCAGAAGATGGTGCCACTTGTGTTAACTTTATTGTTATTGTTTTTGACATATTAATTTATTAACAAGATCCATTATTACTTAATGTTACCTCAGCAGGTACAACTATACTTCCATTACGTGCACAGAATGTTGTTTCAGTAGGTCCACCTGGTGATGGGTTACCAATATTCACACTTGCTGGTTCTCCTGAACAATCAATATAAGTTACTGCTACAGTACCTGGTGTTGATTTACGCACTGTAAATGAGAAACAATTTGGTGATGTAGTAGTTGTTGTTGTTGTATCTGAAGGACAATTAACTATTTCAGTTATTATACCATTAACTACACTGAATACATTACTACTACCTGCTGTCTCATCTGTATAATACCAACCATCAGGTATCAATGTACAATCTGTACCTGTTGTACCATCATATACAGTTTGATTAATTTCAATATTTACAACTTCTGCTAAAATATCATTAAATTCTACATTTGGATCTAGTCCAAAAATTTCATTGTAGTAGTTCATAGAGTCACAAGCATCTGCTTGACTTCCTGTAGATACAACTGTTGAAGGAGGATATATTATATTATATCCTGTTATAAATTCAAATACTGGTAAATTCATAGGTCTTTGACATGGTGGTGGTATAGGAGGTATAGTGATTACACCTGTTCCTTCTAATTCACAATTAGTTAATGTTACTTCTCCTTCTAATGTACAATCTAATGGTACTTGTGTTGTTGATGTAGTAGTGGTTGTAGATGTGCTGCTACTAGTAGTAGTGGTACTTGGTGTAGGAACTAATTCTCCTGCAACAAAATCAAACTCATCACAACACCCATTTATACCAGAATAAAAGAAATTGTTTTCTGCTATATACCAATTAGGAATATAACTATGAAAGCTTACCCAACTTTTAGTATTTACATTAAATGAAAGAGTCCAAGATTTATTACAGAAATAATCTGAATCTTTTAAACTTACTATTGTTTTAAATAAAATATTATTTCCTAAAGATTCTTCTATGTAGAAATCTCTTGTTGTAGGATCATATTTAATATTATTACTCAATGGAATATAATCTAATTTAGTAAGTATAACTCTATCAAACTTACTATCATATACACCATGTAATCCTATACCATTAAAATTGTTATCTGTATCTACTTTTGGAAAATATCTAAGTATTTCAAAAGCTAAATGGTCTGTAAAGAATCTATTCATTCCAGAACCAAATGCAGATAAGTCTTCTACTTGTGTTCCTTGTATAAGAAACACTTGTCCTCTTTTTGCATCAACTGTAATTTGCCCTTGAGGAATCTTTAATAACATTTTGTTTTGACTACCTACGTATCCAAGATCTGTTTCTGCAAAGTCAATAGGAGGTGCTCCTTTGAACATATTAGGATTACCTACATATGCAGCTTGTGGATTACTTGTATCAATTGTAAGGAGGTTGTTATACATTAATGTTTTGTTTTCAAACCTAGCTAATACAGCTTTGTTTTGAATACCATCTAATGATATAAGTTTACCATAGTTCTGAGGAAAGTCATAATAAGAAATAGCTCTGTATGTTAACCAACTATTCACTCTATTGTCAGCATCAGTGTTTTGTGCATCTGAGTATACAGCTCTAAATGGGTAGTATGTATAACATGGATTTCCATTATAATCTGCTGGTAAATGCGTAAATGTATTTTCTTTATTTTGTTTAGAGAATGTTACATTATATGTATATGTATTATCATTTGCTATTGATACAAAATCTTCTTGCATCCAATCATCAGGAATACCTGTTGATACATGTGGCCAGAAGTCCCCTTCTTTGTTATTGAATGCTTGTCTTAGGTCTGTGTTATAAGAACTCTCACAATAGAAGTTAGGAATACCATATGCAAACAAATAAAAATATCCATCATAGAATGTTCTATTAGGATTAGTATCTGATTTAGCTGTTGATGGTACTAGACGTTGATCATTAGGACAATCAAACTCATGAGCTTTGTATGAAATTACATTAGATAGTGTGCCTGATTTAGCTGTATAATCTGATAGAATAGATCTAGCTGAGTGCCAATATTTTGGATAAGCTATGTTACCAATCTCATCATAGAATATATCACTATCATCAGGAGCATTAACTCTATTGTCTATAAAGAAAGGAAGCTTAGTTTTAAATGCAAACCTAGATATAAATGTATCTCCTCCAAATATTGTAGCAGAAGTATTAGCTGTTACACTTCTTTGGAATCCTGTATCAATTGTATCATAAGAATACATCTGTCCATATTGATTTACAAATGTATTTTTTAATGAAGCATAATAAGAAACAACAGTTATATCTTGTTCTCTTGCAGGAGTAGCACATCTACCACTACCACCTATAGTGAGTCTGGATCTATCTTTGATTCCTATACTAGCCATCTCTGTACTATTACTAGGAAATGGTAATGGTGCAACTGAAGTAGTACCATCTTCTCTATATTCATCTGTTTTTAAATAAACAGAAGATTCTCTTTGATAGTTATTCACATTGCGATCATCACCTACATTTTGTACTCCTGGAATTAAATATCTTTTAATATCTAATGTTCTCTGTTTATCTCCACTATTAGTAATTATTGCATTGTAATCATAGCTAGCTGTAGAGTTAAATGAATAAGCATAGTTTCTTCTAGTTATACCATTTATATATATTTGTAAATATGCTTGGTATGCTGTCCACATAGCAGTGGAATTAAATGGACTTGTATAAGCAGCTAATCTATTGGAACTAGCAAGAGCATCTTCTTGTGCCTCTTTAGAAAGAAGTCTATACTTGGCATTACTTTTAACTGGTACAAAATGTGCTTTACCAGCACCAAACATTACATTCTCAAGTTTAAGAATATCTCCTAAGAATGGTTGACCAAAAGAAGTTTCTGGAGAATTAAATATTTGTCTATACGTACTAGAAGGATTGTTTGATATAGGAGTGAGTGGTGCAACAGCTCCACAAGATGTATCTCTCACTGTAGATTGTAAAGAAATGTCATTACAACCGCACTTACTAGAACCACTTACTCTATAAGGTTTTTGATCTTTTTTAACACGTATACAATAACTATTACCTGGTTTCATCCATACATATGCACCTGGTCCAGAAATTGGATCATCCCATTCTGCTCCCCAACCAGAACATTGTAAACCAGGCCATTCACAATGATTTCCTGATCTTATTTTATACACATCATAATCAGCATAACTAACTGTACCTATACAATTTGAATCAGATATATTTGGTACTGGATTACATCCACGACTATAATCAATTGTATTAGTTACACCAGGACTTGTTATAGTTGGTTTACCTATAGAGCAAATATAATGAATACCTGTTGTTGTAAATTCCTCAGTTGATTCTTTATTACTATTGCAACTTACATATCTTATTGTTAAACAAGGTACACCAAGTGTTGTTTTTGAAGGTAGCTTTAATACATTTATTATAAATCTTTCACATAAATCTGACCAAGCATTATTGTTTGCATTAAGAAATGGATCTTCAGTAATATCATTATACGGATAGTTAGGAAAATAAAAAGGTTGTTCTTCTCTTGTATATTCTCCAACATTACGAAGAATACCTTTTGCTACAATAGATTTATTTGTACCTCTATCTCCTCTTACTATTTTATATCCTACTATATCAGCTTTTTGATCTGATGTTAAATTTGATGTATCTATTAAATCATAGACTTGTGCTGTATCTATTTTAACTCCTATTGGATATACATAGTTATTTTGACGAGCAAGACCCTTTGCAGGATCATATATCACAGCTGGTCGTGTAATAGGACTAACTAATACATCTGGAAACTTATGATGTCTAATTGGTTGATCAGCTAGAGCTCCCCAAAGATCTATGTTACATGGATATTTTTCTGTTGATTCCCAATATGCAAAATTACCATATTCATATGGAGTGGCATTACCAATTTTATCTCCAGTAGCATTACCAATAACAGAAGCTGTATTATATATTTTCCAATAAGGACTATAATCTGTATCTGGTTCTGGTTCACCAATAAAATCATTATTAGTAATATGAATATTTGGAAGAGATTGTTCTTGTATAGTTAATGTTCTACCAGGAATATGGAAACCATCTGTTTGTTTTCCATTCTTTAATAAGAATACAATTTCAAATGCATACACTTCATCACGAAGATATCCTCTAAGGTTTGTAGCATTTAATTCATCTGCATAGTTTTCATTTGAAGGAATCTGATATGTTTCCCACAACAAATCTATTTGCGTGGCTATGGATTGATAATTAATTCTATCTATAGATGTAAGTCCATCCCATACAAGAACGTCTTGTACAGCTGTTAAATCTTCTGCTACATCATAATATGGAAACTTCTCAAATACATCATTCATTGATAAACGAATGTTATCATTAATCTGTCCTGTGTAAGTTATATTTAAAGATGTATTATCTATAAAATATGTTCCAATTAATTCTACAGATGTAATTGCATTCACTGTTTTAATAACAGCTAAATTAAAATATTGAAACTGTCCAGAAGAATCTAAGTTACTTACATCAACAACAATAGACTTTCCTACAACATAGTTAAAGTTAACTGTTGCAATCTGTGGATCAGCAATTGGTGTAGGATTGGTGATTGAATAATAAGAAGTGAAAGGATTACCTACAGCATCAGAATACTGTGCTGCAAACTGATATGTACCAGCAAGAAGAGAACCTCCTGTAGTAATATCTGCAATAGCAAGGTTTGGAATGTTAAAATTAGGTTGTAGTTTTAATTGATTACAATCTAATTCATCTGTATATTTAGGATCACAAAGAGGAGACTCACTTTTTAATATATATGGAATATCATTTAAATCTAAATATCTTCTAGGATTGAATCCATCTGTCCAATATATTTCTGTTGTACAATTTGTAATTTTATGTACAGCTTTGTGTATAGGATGGTCAACATTAAAATTAAGGCATGGTGCATTAACTAATTTACGATAGATACAATCATTGTTATCCATATATCCTATTTCACTATCTCCTGTATTTGGATTGGTGATAAAGAATATATGTTTACTTTGCTCATTAATAAAATGTGTTCCTATTAATACATATTCTTCTGGAAATTTTACACAAAATTCATTTCCTTGTTCATTCTGATAGTTGACAGAGGAAGAATCAAAGTTTTCTAAAGCAGCATTCAGGGCATACGTGAGCGTGCCCTGTTTAATTTGATTTAATGTGCTATCTAGGTTTAACCCTATATTAGCACTGTTAAGTTCTTGTTTTATATTTCCTTGTGATTGTTCTTCAGCCATAATGATATTTTAATTAGTTACGTCTTCTACCATATCTACTAGTAGGAAGTTCGTACATATTAAATCTATTTAAGTCATTTTTGATTTTTCTTTGTTTTTCCCAAGCAGTTTCCTTCTTAACTTCTATCATTGCCATAATGAAAGCTTCTTCATAAGCTTGTTTATGATACATCAGTTTCTGTTGTAACTGATTAAATGTTTCATCAACAGTTTGATTTGTAAGAGTTTCAAACACTTTAAATTTAAGGAATGCTTCTACATATTCTCTTATACGATAATTATCTGGAATCAATTGGTTCCCTGTCTCATCATACTCTGTAGCATAGAATATTAAATGTACAACACCATTTCTAAAATTAGTAACAAACTTATTATCTCTAATATCAAATGAATCAATACTAGCAGAACCAGGAGTAAAGTTATTTGTATAAAATACATCACAATTCTTTCTTGCAGATATGTTTCCAGGCTTAAGTAAGTAGTTATGAGTAAATCCTCTAGCTACACTATTGTTTGTCTTATATACAGCTTGTATTAATACAGGCATACAGTTTCCCTCACATCCTGGATCTTGACATCCTCCATTATTACATTGTGTTCCACCAATAGTTAATGGAGACATTTGTATTGTTGTTTCAGAAGCTGCTTGTGAATAGAATGAGTTAGCTGATTGATATGGGTAGTTTGCTACCTCTGTAGTCATCCATGCTTCTCTAACAGCATAAAAGTTATCAGGAAGTCTAGCTTGAAAGTCTTCAACAAAAAGAATCTCATCAGTGATTACATAAGTTGTTCTTCCTAACTTCTTTAGAGCTTTATCTAAATAGGTAGGAAATAAAAGATCATCTACAGCAGCGGTATCAAAATAGCTTTTCAGCTCTTCTTTAACAGTTGAGTAAACAGGTTCTGGACTTACGAAAGCATATTTATAGTAGTAGCTCATAATTTATTATTTTTTCCACTCTTGGTATATATGTTGGTACTTATCGTTGGTCTTTAAGTAATGTGATAATAATCTTGATGTGAGTCTTGAAGGTTTGAAATACCAAAGGTCAGAATTCTTAAAGCGTGCTGCTTGTTTAAACCACATCCATCCAAAGAAATATCCTTCTGTGTGATAATTGAAATTGTAGATAACCTTTCCTTTCTCTTTAGTCTTTTGCCAGTCGATAGGTAAGTTAATAAACTCTTTTCCATCTATGCCTTTCATCTTTCTTCTTTTCTTCTTATTGATAGAGAACTCTCCAAAACCATAAGGTAGTCTTGCTTTTTCACCAGTCTCTAATATGTATTCTTTGAAGAATTCATTATATGTATATATAATGTTTCTCCATTCATCATATGTAAGTTTAATAGATGGATGATTTTTACAAAATAAATTATAATTATCTTTACTAGAAGATCGCCAGTCTACTTTTACACGCATTAATTAGTTGATTTTGAATTTGGAGCTTGTCCATCTATCCCTTCTTGACTTATGTCTGTCTTAATATATTTCCAATTAAAAGAAAATGCAGATTTTCTTTTTCCAGATATTACATTAAGTATATATTTTTTAAAATTTTTAAAATTTTTATTTATATATAATGTAGAATGTATGTCTCTAAGAGATTCCCACTCTTTAATAAAATGATTATTTTGCATACTATCTTATATTAGGAGATTTTGGATCTTGTCCATCAATACCATTTACTGACAAATCTTGAGGTATGCTAAAATAAGTAGATAGTAGTTTTTTAGATGTTAACTCAAGGACTTGTTGTTCTAAGTATCCAGGAAGAGGAAACTCTTTGTCTAAAGGATTTTGACATAATTGTTCCACTGTGTATTCAGGAGCACCACATCCACATTCTGGATACATGATTTCATTATCTACATCTTCTTCAAAGAAAGCTACAAATCTAATTGCTTTAAGAAGTGGATTACTTACATATAAATATCCATTAGATATCCAGAAGTATTCTTCTTTTTTAATTACAGGAAGTTTTAATAGATTAATATATCTATTAACTGTAATTTCTTTTAGCTTTCTTCCTTTTCCACTCATTGCATTAATAGAATAAACTCCTTGTATAACATATTGATAGTTTCCTTCAGATATACGTGGGAGTTTAAATTTAGTTCTAGCTATAGAACAAGGATCTACATAGTTACAACATTCAGAAATAGATACCTCTATCATCTCCAAACAAGGAATAGTAGTAAACAATGTATCAGTAGCCCAAAGCTTTCTAAGATTTGTTTCTCTTTTGATTAATAATAAAGAGTTGTTTCTTATTTCAGATGCAATTGCACGATCTGTTATAAGTGAATCTGTAGAAAGTATCTTGTGGACACTTCTAACATCTGATACTAATTTTCTTAATGTTGCCATAATTTATATTCTTTCTTCGAACTCACAGATCTTCCCTACAATTGGGTCATATACAAGAGCTAATGCAGCTCTAACTGAGTGGACAAAATTATTATCTAGGTGCCATCTATCTGTTCCAGATAAGCTAGGCATTTGTTGTATTCTTACTCCTTTAAGTTCTTTAGCCATATAGTGATGTTTATCACCTGTATGAACTTCTCTATATTTAGCATTACCAAATGCTTGGCTATATTGAGGATGTGTTGCAAATAATAAAGGAAGATCATCTATTTTGCAATTACCATGGTGCCATCCTATGAATGTATTACCAATAGTAAGTCCTTTTATTGTAGTGTGTGCTCTATCAAAATCTACATCAAAGTAGTCTTTGAAATACACATCTAGTGCATGTGCTAAGTAGAATGATTTAGTTCTGTCATGATTACCTTGTACAAGTACCACCTTTACATCATTTGCATTCTGTCTCAACATATTGATTGTATCTACAAGAACTGCAAAGCCTAATTCATATTCATCTGCATAATCTATTATAGTGTCCTGTGGGGTACCATTTGTAGTTTGATGTTGGTAGTTATCGGTGTGGAAGAAATCATTCGATATAGGAAGGATAACAGTGTCTATATTGTAATTAGCTCTCACCTTATGTATCAAAGATTGTGCTACATTGAAATATCTGAGTGCTCTACTTCCAGGATCATTATCTCCATCTACATGTTTCTTAGCTAAATGGAAATCAGAAATAGATATCTCTACATCTACATGTTCTTTAGTGAGATTAGTTTTTGGTTTAACAACAGTTATATTGTTTGGTTTGTAGTTTTCTAAAAACTTAGCAAAGTCTTCAGGGGTGTAGTCTTGTGCTTCTTTTCTTTTACTAAAGATGGAAGATGTAAAGTTTCCACTTGGTAACATCTTAGACCAGTAGTTGGTAATGATGTATTTGTCTAAATTTATTTTGTGCAATGCTGCTAATTCAATATCATCCTTTGGATCAAAGTCACTAGTGATAGTGCTTTCTATTGTACCCTTCTCAACATTCACCTTACGTAATTCTTCTTTATAACTAGGAGATAGTTCAATTGGTAAATCATCTTTCTCTCTAAGTTCTTTTAAAAGTTCATTCACTTCATTTTCACTTATCCCTAATCTCTCTGCATAGAACTTTTTACTTTTCTTTTGCTTTAACAACTCTTCTAACTTGAATAATAAATCTTGATTCTCAATCATATTTAGTTTAGTTTACTTAAAATTAGGGTAAAGATAAAAATACTTTTCATACTATCCAAATAAATTTAACCAAATATGTTATTCTTTATAATCAAAAAGGTTATAAACCAAAAACCTCCCAAGAATATATTGAGAGGAAATCTAAGAAAACCAACAAACTCAGATTTTTTATAGTAGTAATGTTGTAGTAGTAGTTGTTGTTGGAATAGTACCACTAATATCAAACTCACATGTTAACTCAAATGCAGAAATTATACTAGGTTCTAAACTATTAAATGTACTTATGTATCCTTTAAATCCATCTTTAAATACTATTCTTGGAGATATTGCTTGAGGAATTACTGTAGTAATTAGTGTTTGAGTTTCAATTATAGTTGTTATATCATATGGACTTCCTAAAGTTTTTCTAACTAAATTAGATCCACTAAATGTAAATAAATATAAACCACCATTTTGAAAATCAATATCACTAGAATTACCAGTAGAAGTAAATATCAATGTTGCACCAATTATGTCCCAAGGAGAAACTAATTCATATCTTGCTGTAATACTATTTCCAAGCAATATCATAATTAAACCATCACTACTAAATTTAACTGCTGTTAAACTATCTCCTGTAATTACTACATATTCTAATGTAGAAGAATCAAAAATCATTGTAGTAATATCCCAAGCAGTACCTAAAGTATATTTTTGTAGCAATCCTTTATCTTTTCCAGCTGTAAATAATTTAGTACCATCTTCTGAAAAGGTATGCCCTGCTGTAAAGTTTTCAAGTGGTGATCCATAAGATGTTGTTAAGTTTGACGTAACTGCTGGAGTACTAAACCATTGATTAGGCGAATTAGAAGACTGTAACTCTCCAGTTTTAATGATAGAGGATACATCCCATGGAGTTGCTAAATCATATGATATAATTGGATCATATATACCTGTAGGATTTCCTCCTGCTAAACCATTATTATGTTGTGTAAAAAATACTTTAGTTCCATTAGGATAAAAAGAAGCATAATTATTTACTCTTAATCCAGACTCTAGTGCTGTATTTCCTGATTTATAATATGTTTCTCCAGCATATATTGTTTGGGGAATACATATAGTTGTTGTTGTTGTAGTGGTTAATTGTTCTACATATCCATCTAAATCACATTCAGCTAATCTTAATGTTATATCTACAGAATTAATACAATCTCCTGTAGATGTAATTCTAACAA